ATTTTGAGTCGTGCGCGTCTGCCAATTCCGCCACACCGGCATGTGTGTTGGGCGATCGGACACTATACCGTTTCGTAAGATTCGGTGTATGTGCGTATGATTCGTTTGATATACGGTTATCGCGCGCCATATTAAGCGCTATGTCAATCGTACGCATCCGGATCGTCACCGACGAATACTAATATATCACGGTATTTCGTAGGTGTCAATACGCACGACCAAATTTTTTGCGAAGTATTAAATTCGCGAATTATCAACGTTCTGTCTCCGTTATAGGTGCGTTTTTAAGTTTCGTAAAATAAAAATCGTACGCACTAATGCGTTTGGTCTTCGCAAATTGCGATGAGCAAATCTATTCCGCTTGGAGGAACGATTCGAACTCCGCCAATAGCCCAACGTTTTTAACGCGATTTTCACGGGCTTTTAGCGTCCATGCGGCCTGACGGAAGCTAGCGTATAGGTAGTCGTCAAAGCGTCTAATTTTCTGCTGTTTTCGTTTCAGAATCGCTGCGTGCCACGCTTCAACGAATGGCTGCGGATGTTCTTCGAGTATCAGTGTCGGATCTACGCTTGCCTTAGCCCGCAATAAGATTCCGTAGTATTTATAAATTTCGTCTGCTTCGAAGTAGCGCGCCATTGCGGAGTAGATTTCGCTTGGTAACGCATTTTTAAGACCGCAGGCCGGCACCGTATCTATTACGTGATTTTTTGAAAGATTTATAGAATCCGATGGTTCATTCGTAATTTTAGGCGCTTCATCCGTTGGCTCCGTTGGCTTTTCGGCATCCTCACGCGTGGTCATTGTCGACTGGTCATCTTCGGACAGTTGCGTGTCCTCGACTCTTCTTCCGACCGGGAGAATGACGATAATATTTGCGCCGTGGCCACCGTTTATTTTCCGAGTTGTTGCGATCTTCTGGATGATCGAAAGTGATGCGAGTTTGTTGACGGCACGACGCGCAGTCTTGACGGACTTACCGATTATGTCCGCGAGTGTTTCCGCTTTGAGATGCGCTGCGCCGGCGAACTTGACCGCATAGCGAGCGATCGTCTTCAGCGTGAGCCGGTCGGTGTCGTTTAGTTCGTATGTATTGCGCTTGATGTGTTCGTAGACTGCCGCGTTGAGTTCGGCCGTCGAAGCGAACGTTTGGTGTTCCGCTAAATAATGCATAACGATTCCGCCTTTACGTATCATTTGTTAATACGTATTTTACGTTTATACGTAATACTAGTCAACGATTATTTTCGTTTTTGCGTAAATTTCTTTTTTACGTATTTACGAAAACACTTTCGTGCATTATAATTAAATAAAACGATTGGAGGCAGAACGATGAGACGAGTAGTTCTACGAATCGATAAGCTAATGGATCGCTACGGACTAAATCAGGGTGAATTCGCCGAAAAGGTCGGGATCAGACCAGCCGCAATTTCGCAACTTTCTCGAAACCATGTTGTCCGCGTTTCAATCGACCACTTAGAACGAATTGTAAATACGTTTGAGATTGATGATGTTCGGGAAATTATCGAAATAGAAAAGGACAGGTAAACAGTAACACTTGCATTCGAATTTAATGTATACTAATAGTAATAAATTACTAAGGAGAATTTCATGAATCATAATTTTATACTTATTGATTTCTTAGACGAAGTTAGATCCGGAATGGCTCTCGCAACCGAAAGACGTGCTAATATGGTTGCTACAGAGCGGGGAGAAGTCTCGTTTCTAACTCTTAATTTTCAAAATAACCACGAACACATTATCTCTAGGATGAAAGAAAGAGGGAGACTCGCGGAGAATATCGAGGTATACAATTTTCACGAGCACTTCTACAACTTACCTGAGCGCATCTCTAATAAGGATAAATCTCCTGAGCTTGGGTTGGTCGAGGATGGGCTTTCTCACTATATAGATGAACGCCCTAATACAAATGGCTACAGGTACTATGATAAGGACGGGAACTATGTAAAGTACAAACTATTCGACGAAGAAATGAGACTTAAGTTCATTGATTATCGTGACCTTAATCTCCAACGTACCCATAGAGTTGAGTATGATCTTAACGGCAGAAAGAGACGTGAGATTAGATACAACCTTCAGAACAACAAACCTGCGTTTGAAAAATATTATGATATTAATGAGGAATGTTATTTATCTGTTTGGGTAAATTCTTCAGGGAAGAGAACGAAGTGTGTTATTCACGCTGGAATTAACAAAGCATTTAATCATATAACTGATGCGCACGTCTATTGGGTTGAGTCTGTTCTAAAAGATTACACGAATCCGTTTTTAATGCTTGATGAATTGGGATTACTAGATGTTTTCCGTAAGGTGAGCAACGATTGTTATAAAATCGTAACCTTGCATAATACGCATCTTGATAAGCCACACGTTAAAGGATCTCCATATAGGCGCGTGTATAAAGAGATATTTGATCACAGGGATGAATTCGATGCGATTGTTTTCTTAACTGAAGAACAAAAAAGGGATGTCGAGGAAGACTACGGTAAGGATAAACGATTTGTTGTAGTTCCTCATGCGGTCACATTGGACAAAGATGAAATACTAGATGAATCAATTGAGCGAAATCCTAAATCAGCCATAACACTAGCTCGCTTGGAGGACAGCAAAAATATCGCGGACGGAATTCGAGCTTTCCGTATTGTAGTCGATACTATTAAAGAAGCCGAGTATCACATCTTTGGTTATGGAAAAGAGAAAGAAAATTTACAAGCGTTAATAAAGGAGTTAAAACTCGAAAACAATGTTTATATTCACGGGTTCACCCATAACGTTAATAGAGAAATCCAAAAACATGGATTGTCTATTATGACGTCCCGTTTTGAAGGCTTTTGTCTAGTGATCATGGAGAGTCTAGCCAACCAAACGCCAGTAGTTAGTTACCGGACGAAGTACGGACCGGAAACACTTATCAGAGACGGAAAAGACGGATACCTAACAGAATACAATAACTACGAAGAAGTTGCGGAAAAAGTAATTGAATTAATGTTGGACAGCAAGAAACAGAAAAAGTTCGCGAAAAATTCATTGGATGTGTACAAGCGGTTTAGTTATGCTCGTTATAAGAAGAATTGGTTAGGCCTGTTTAAACAACTTTCGAAGTAACAACGCGAGGAGAGAATAAAATGTCTATTATTAAACAAAAATACAGTGATGTAATCGTAGTTCCGTCTGGTAGCGAATTAGTTTCTCTACAAAGCGAGAGAGACGAACTATACCTTTATTTCAACACCACAGAAAATCATAGCTCTGATGTCTATAACATTAAATTGTATGGTGAAACAGAGAAAGAAAGCGTTCTTGGGTCACCTTCGTATAAAGGAAGTATTCTGCATAAGGATGAAATGGTGTATGTAGCAGCCGATAAAATCGGCGAAAATGAGATATATTAAAGAAAGAAAAAAACTCTACCGGATAAGGGTAGAGTTTTTATTTATCCTTTATCCAGTCTATCGCTATGTTTTGTTTACATTTTCGACAGCTTGCGTTATGTTTTCCGTATAGAATAATATTCTTTTTGAATCCGCAACGAGGGCATTCGAACTGCTCACTGCCCGTAAATGCTCCGACTAAGAAGAGGAGTCCGATGCCGCCTAAACCTATTCCTGGCAGTATACCGATAATAGTAACGAACAATATTATGCTGATCAACAACAAGAACAATCCAATTAGGCCTGAAAGAACGCGAGGAATTATACGCCCAACCGACATCCGCCTCTTCAGTACTTCTACACGTACGAAATCCATTCGATCAACCTCCGTTATTTATATTATAGCTGATTTATGTATACGAGCACCTACGAATTTATACGCAGGCGCCCGCCAAAAGTTCCGCTATCTATTCGCCTTTTGTCCGCGCTTTCTTCGTCACGTCGTTATTTTTCCAGTACGCCCACAGCGAAGTTACGCCCATGAACGCGAGCGAAATAAATTGCTGCACGCCTTCTTCATCGACCGGAATCGGACTGTGCCCCGTCATCGTAAGCGCCTGGTTCACGAGTGCTAGCGCAAGTAGTACGAACCGGGCGACTGTGCCCGCGCTAATATTTTCGATTGTCTTTACGTTCATAATATCGTCTCCCTTTTCGATTAGTTTACGGAATAGCCGGCTTTTTTCAGCGCAGCAGCGAGTTTAGCTTTCGTATTAGGTCCGTAAATCCCGTCCTGGCTCAATCCGTGCATCGATTGGAACCGTTTGACCGCGTTCGCCGTTTTCGAACCGTAATAGCCGTCGATTCCGTTGTTCTTTGCACCTTTGTCCGGGTAGAAGTAAACGGCAGCAAGCGCGGTCTGAACTTGCGTTACCTTCGTCCCTTTCGTCAGTGGGTTCGTTACTTTAAGGACTCCGCCCGGCAGTGTGAACGTCTTTTTAGAAGATCCGGATGGTTTCGGAGCCGCAGCCGGTTTAGACGTCCCTGTAATCTTCAGCACCTGACCAACGGAAATTTTATTCGGATCTTTAATGTTGTTCCAGCTCTGAAGGTTCGCCACGCTTACTCCATTCGCTTTAGCAATAGCGGAAAGCGTATCGCCTTTCTTAACGGTATAAGTCGTGCCGGATGGTTTAGACGCTTGACCGCCGAGAGCTTTCAATTCCGTAGCGATGGCCGCTTTCACCGCATCCCAACGCCCCTCATCGAGTACACGGTGCGGGCAGTATTTTCCGCTCCAATCCTGGTGTTTTTTAACGCGATCAACGCCCCAACCGCGCTCTTTTAAAAGCTGAGCGATGAATTTAATCGCAAGTTTTTCGGCCGCTTTATACTTAGCGCCGCCTGATTTCGAATAGCAAACCTCGACGCCGATAGATGAACGGTTGCCTGGTCCGTTGCCGTCTCCGCAATGCCATGCGTTACGGTTTGTCGGAATCCCCTGAACGACCTCTTTATCGTCTACCGCAAAGTGATACGATACTTGGTTGTTATTGCGGATCATGTACGCAATTTCATTCGCTGCTGAAGCGTCGTTCGCCGTATTGTGAAACGTAATGTACTTCGCATCCATTGAATACGGACACTTAACGTGATATTTGCTTGATGCGACGAGGTTTTTCTTGACTGAAATCGCCATCTAATCGTCTCCCTTTTCGTTAATTTTGCGTATATAAAAAGCCCGCCGGACTCTCGCCGAACGGGCGCGTTATTCTCTTCCGCGAAATTTCTCTTCGAGTCTATCGAGCTTGTCGATAATGACGTCGTATTTATCGCTGAATTTATCGAGTAGATCCTGTAGCCGCGATTCACGTTCACGATTCGATTTCATTACGTAAATCAGCAACCACGTAAAAAGGACCGCGAACGGCCCTTGCGTAAGAAAATATTTGATTACGTCGAGCTCGCCCAATGACTACGCCTCCTGTTCGCTATTAGTTACGTTTTCGTCTTCGTTTGGCGGCGAATCAGGATCGTAAGGATCTCCGGTAATTTCCTCGTATTGTTCCGGCGTGATCCGTCCGGCAGCCACAACGTCATGCACTTGCTTTTTCGTCCAAAGACCGTCTTCGTAGAATCCTTTAATATACGTGTACCAATCGATTGGCATTTACGAACCTCCTAACGCGATTAAGTAGTATAAATCCGCCACTTGTTTCCGGAGAACCTCGGTTTCTGACGGTCCGGGATCAGGCTCCGGAGGCTGCAAGCTTTCAATATACTCTTTTGTAGCCGATTCCTTCCACACCTTTTCGTCCGGATAAAACTTCGGAAGATATAAACCAGGGTCAAAAGGAATGTCTGTCCATCCATCCGGAATTTCATAGTTCCCTTGATCATCAGGCTGAATGATATCATTATCAATCAACAAGAACGTCTCTTTGTCATATTTAAAAATGTTTTTCATGACTTATCTCTCCTACAGGGGAATAATTTCGTCCAAACCATAAGAAGTTATGTTCTCGGATTTATCAGCGATTTGCCCCTCCAACCTCATATTTCCGTTTGTTTCGATATACAATTTAGTCATCCCTGTTGTACCGAATATAGGAACAAGTCTACTGCGGAGCTGGTCGGGTCTATAAGAAGCTGGTAGCGTCCCAAAAATCACGCCTCTATCGGCGATAATCTCGCCTTTTAAACACAGAAAACCGCCAACCACCGCACACATAACTTTTCTAGCCCCATGTTTCGCGCCGTTTTTTAAAGGAACTTCAGTCCAGACGGGTTCAAAGTCAGTGGAAGTTAATATTCTTTTCCAACCCCTAAAGTCACCATTTGTATGAATGGTCGCGAACCACATCTTATTGTTGTAACTTGCTGTGGCTATAATTGTTTTTCTTCCAGAGTTTCCATCCATAATGTCATAATTGAACCATCCAACATCATTAGGGTCGGGGTTATTAAGCAGTCTATTATTGATACCGTAATAAAAACCAGGCGGCAAAGTTAATAAATCAGTACCATCAGGAATAAGGATTCGCACACCATTATCTTGTGTCAATTTATACAGTTGCCCCTTATTCCACTTAGTCCGCTCATCAGCGGTAATATGGCGCACATTATCCGCAGTATGTGCATCAAAATCCGTTTTCGCTGCCTGTTTTACGTTGTCAACGTTAGCCAATCCAACTTGAGCCTTCGTTACAGCGTGAGGGTTGCTCTTATTATTAGCGTGGCTATCAAACTCTGTTTTCGATGCTTGCTTGACGTTATCGACGTTGGACAGGCCGACTTGAGCTTTTGTTACCTTGTGCGGATTGTTCGTCTTGGCTGCGTGTGCATCCGTATAGGCCTTTGCATGAGCTTCCGCAGCATCTGCCTTTTCCTGCGCGCCCTCTTTCGTCTCAATCCGTCCGAGGTCCGAGAACTTCGCTTTTAACTCGTCAAGCATTACTGTTTCTTCGTCATACATCGCTATGATTAACGCCTTTAACGATTCGAAATCATCGACGTAATATTCCGCAAGAGGTGCGATATTCTGGTCCGCAAGACTTTGCGATACCTCAAAGCCGAATTTATGCGCAGAGAGTGATTGGCCGTTCGTGTATTTCAAAATTAGCTGGCAGTCGAATTTACCGTACATTTTGATTTCGTCCTCATCCAATACGTACTCTGCGACACCATTCAACGGATCGACTATCGTGACGTCCCGTATTCTTTGCTTGCCGCTTGGCGGAACGAGGATTACTTTCCCGGTCACAGCTGATAGGGGCAAAGGGATGCCGTCCTTGCGTAAATAAAATATCAACTTTGCCGTATTAATATCTTGCGTCGAAAATATAAAAGCTGAATTATAATTTCCTTCTGTTATCGGGTTTATATCAAACGTGTAAGAGCCGGTTTTATAAATAGCCAACAGTATTACCTCCCTTTCTTTTAGTATGTTGGAGTTTCAGGTAGCTCCGCATCGTACCCGTAATTCCCGTCAGATCTTTGTGTAACTGTTGGCGCTTTACGCATTGTAGGTCTGAGATCAACTTGCTTAACGGTATTTGTGCTGTATATCTGATAATATCTCTGGCATTCAGCTATTTCTTCAGTCAACGGTCTTGCGACATACGGCGTAGCAAGCCTTCCTTTTTCTAATTTGACTAGGTAAAATTCTACCCATTCGCCGGGAGCCAAACTATCATAGGAAGAACTGTTTGTTGTGTCGACATCTATTTGAACTTCAACGTAGTCTTCTTCCTTAAATTTATAAGCTGACATATCAGGCATCTTTATGTTCAATACAAAGAATGTGAGCCTGGTTGTTACTTGACAAGAACGGATTGCAAGATTGTCGTGTTTTCCATCATGTGTCATATCAAGATGAAGTTTCATTCTGTGAGAGGATTTATTGGTCCTCGCCCATAAAGCTAAAGTATAATCTTCGCCGCTTTTAAACTGAGTTGGATTTTCGATCCGTTGAATTAGATCAGTACGCGACATATTCGAAACATTTTTCAATTTCGTTATTCTCAACCCGTACTTATTTGAGAATGGCGCACTCATCGGCTTTTTCACTCTCTCGGTCCGATTGATCCCACTCTCATTTGTACCAACAGCATTAACGAGCCACCTGTCAGCAGTGAATACACCATCATCAGTAAAACTAGTTCCACGCTGCCATACGTCGAAGGCTCCGTTAGTTACGAAGTTCCTGTTCGGCATATGCAATGCGACTTTATCGTACGTTATATCTGTGATATTCGGCCGCGGTCGCGGAGCAGTCTCGATTAGCTTTCCGTCTTGCGCTCCAGCTAACGTCACAAATACCAGTTCCCTACCGCTTCTTTCAACCGCTATTTGCATCAGAGCCGGAATAACGTATCCATCATAATTAAACATACAAACACCCTCATTTTCGAAGGCGTAATTGACTCTGTCAAAATCGTAGTTCTGCTCAATTAAGTCAGCGAATGACTCTTTCGAGAATGAATACGACTTAGCAATGCTTCCGTCTAGATTAAGAACGGTAATCGCAGGGTAATCTTTTCCTTGTCCTAAGACAATTTTATTATCATGGAAAGTAATCCCTTGTACCTTTTCAAACATAATCTCTTGGTTGTTTACTGAGACCTCCATCAGCAATCTAGGACTTCCTGCGATAATACTTTGAAAATCATAAATGTATATCCGGTCCATTCTCTCATTCGTTGAGTTTCCGGAAACGAAGTATTTTTTATCGATATCATTTCCCGTCTTATATGATCCGAGAACTTCCATCGTTTCTTCTATTTCCCCAGTGGTATAGTTAAAGATAGAAAGCTCATTTTCAAACTGCTGCCTCACAAGAAAGCACAATTCCCCTTCTGAGTTCTTAAACCAAGGAATACCCTCGTTATACGTTGAACTTGTGATCGTAAATTGTTGGGAATCCTTCAGAGCTGATGTAGATAGTTCATAGCGCGAAATGATACAAACACTACCACCGTTTTCTTGCCTTGCAATATACAACTCATCGTCTTCTTGATTTATAGAAATGGCTTGTGGGAATGGCAGAGAGTTATCCCTGGCCAAAACAGAGAATATAATTTTTTGATAATTAAGGTACTCCTCGAACTTTCGATCTCTTTTTACTTGCTCCCCATAAAGGTTATCAATTCTACTTTCTGTATTGAATAATCGATCGTTGGCTGTATCGAAAACTTCCCCTTTATTATTCACTCGGAGGTCTACAACCTCTTTTATATTTGTTCCGTCCGCGTTTAAAATTAGGTTATTGATCCGTTTTTTCGTTTTCTCAATCTCATCTGAGACTGTTAACCCGTCAAGGTGGCTTATTTGATCGGACGTATGGGATGCCTGACCTTTAATATGAGATTTTAATCCATTGTATGATCTACTAATGTCTTCCGCAATATCCACTAGATTGTCATTGTAGCTGTTTCTAAAATCACGATCGAAAGCATTGCCTGCTTTTTTATAAGGGTAATTCGGCATCTGTCTCCTCCTTTGCTATTTTCACCCTGGTATGACTGCCTATTATACAGCTTTAAATTGCGTATAAATACCGATGAATTGGTTCGACAACTCTGCACTAGAACTGTTTTCGATGCACACATCTCCACTAGGAGTGACTACGCCTCGGAAATACTGTGGAATCCCATCTGGAGACACTGACGAAACTCCGATAAACAAGTACGGGAAAGGAGGCCTATATCCAACTGGAAGAGTGAAAGCTGGTATAGCGTTACCAATTGTACCTGAGGATATGGCGCCTCGAAGGTAGACTGTACCAACGAAATCTTTTCCGTACTGAATCGGATAATTCCAACTTTGATCTGGGTACTGCACCCAGCCATTTTTAAGAATTGGAGTTGCCCATGTAATCGAATCTAGATTATCCAGGGAATTCGAAGCCGCATTCCATGTCGCTCTTTCTTCTGCGGTTATATGGACAACAGTATTACTTATGTGGGACTGAAGTTCCGCCTTGGTTGCGATTCCATTCATATTTATTGCAGAGTCTTTTATTTTTCCAGTTGAAGTATCAATAACTTTGTCGACCGCTTTTTTTGTTGTATTAAAACTTGCGATTATGTCAGAAGCCTTTTTCGCTATCGACCCGAAAGTAAATGTAGGCGATTTGGATTCGTCAGAGTAATCCTCCCTACTCACCGCTCGTAGCTGAACGTTCAAATCAAAAGGCTCAATAACACACCATACATAATCACCTTTTTTAATATCAGACAGCCCCATGCTTTTAAGTTCAATTGCAGTAAACGTGAGGGATATATCCATGCTATCGTTTAGCTGCTTTTTCATGGCCGCTAGAAGACTTTCTTTATCTGTGTATCGTTCGTCTTTAACCGGATCCGCATGTTTGATGCCGTAGAATTCCGCTAACGGGCTCGTATATTCAGCGAACAAATAATTGCCCTTTTCGTCCTTCTTCCCATATCCTCGAATATATGTCGAAAAACTACTGGTATCGATCTCTTTTTGCGGATCTTTTACGTTGAACTTATATCGCAAGAATGAATCATCTCTTTGAATGCCGAATTTTTTAGCAACGTAGATTTTCTTGCCTCTATAGTCGAACTCCGCTCCGAACTTTTCGAGAATATCACGAAAAAGAGCAAGCGAATTGTTCCAACCGAAATTTTCTACCCTGACAGATATCGGCAAGTCTGTCGTATCTATTTCGAAAGTGTACCCACTTCCCGCTAATGCAAAAGAGAGCATCGCATCCAATCGAAGCGTGCCCGTCTTTTCTTCGTATATATAGTTATTCATTAAGTCGTCGAAGATACGATGGATGGCCGTTACTTCAACTCCGACGCCTTTCCGGTACGTTCGTTCTCGGTGGGTTTTGATGATATATTCTTCGTTATCAAAAATAAGTGTATTTTCATTTTTGACAAGGTTATAGCCAGACTGATTATTCTTAGTCTTGACCCCCGTAACTTTTAACGACCGCGCACCGTCACTACCGTCAGTTCGCGTTGTCACAAAGCCTGGCAACGGCTCCATTACACCTGTTGCATCTTTAACCGCTAATATTTTCAATTGATTCACCTACTTATAGAAAAAGAAGAAATCAAACGAGATTTCGAAACTTCCAGATGTACCAGAAAGTTCGATGTCATTCCACCCAGGTTTCAACGAAATGTATCCTCGATTAGTATTTCCGTAAACGCTAATACCGTTTTTCAGATGACGCAACCCCTCGAGTTTTATCTTGTCGGTTGATTTCGTTGTTCCGTTGTATGAAACAGTTTGATCCGTTGTTATATTCTTGATCGCAAAATTTGTGGATGATCCGGAATATACGATATTCAGAGGCATCTCGTTACAAGGATCGACTGTTACGTTACCAGCGTTATAGATTCTGAATTTTTTAGTGCGATGGATATAGACAAGTTCATCCGCGGGTATAAGTCCCTGACCTATCTGCCAAATATTTTCACCAAATGTGAAAGGATCAAGTGTCGAACCGACTGAACTCGCAAACGGTAACGGAGACGTAAATTCAATTTCAAATGTACCGGTCCTTGGGTTTACGTCTTCTGGCTCGAAGGTGCTGCTCGGTTTTACCGTCCACACTTTTCCTGGCTGTCTCGAATCGATTAGTTCTATAGGTTCTTCGCACGCAAATAAAGCGTAAACCTCATCGATCACCAATTGGTAATCGAGATGGTCTACGCCCTGAATCTTAAACTTCGCTTTGAGCTTTCGCTCACCGAACGTTGTTCCGGTATCAATCGTGCCGTGACGACCGTCTACTTCCTCGTAGTTAGTCCGGTGTGTTAATGATTCTTTACGAAAGCTCAAAAGCTTTAAGCCGTACTTACGGTGATCGATAGTCTCACCGTTCTTTATAATCGTCAGGTACGCCAATTATCGATCACCCCACAACAATTTATTGAATCCGATGTTCTGTGCTTGGCCTTTTTCTACACTGTCTGTAAGCGCCGTCGAGTCGACAATAACATTCGGATCCTTACGTAGAATACCTGTTAGCAACGTGTTGGTTTGGCGCAGTAATGCATTTTGTCCCCGTAGCAAAGCAATTTCCTCCTCGTTACTTCCACCAGACGGATCCATACCGATTTCTCTTCCTGCCGCCGTCCATAATTGCTGCGCCCGCTGCCTATGGTTTTGCAACGGAATAATCGCTTCTGGACCTTCTTCCGCAATCCAGGCGAGCTGCTTTTGCGTCACAATATCGCCGATTTTATACCCTTTGTACGGCCCACCTTTCGCCATCGATCTGATGCCTGGAGTATTAAAAGGACTTCCATAGCGAGATTTGATATAACGAATCGCCGCAACCGCGTTGTGGACCGGATTCATGATGTCGCCCATGCCCGGAAGCTTATACGCATCAAACGTTGGTTTGATCGTTTGCATAAGACCCATTGACGGTGTACCACGTCTCCAGTTCGAGTCCCAACGGTTAATTGTAGACGGACCCGTACGGCCTCCGGACTCTTTCATCGCAATTGTAACGAGTGGGGCGAACCAAGAAGCTGGCGAATTCGTTTTAGCCATCGCCGCCCGAATCCATTGCTTAACGTTTCCGGACGCTTTATCGCCACTTCCGAAAGCTCCACCAAAGTCAGCGAGTTTCTTTTTCATAAAGCTGACGGCGGAATCTTTGACTTTACCGAAGGCACCTTTCGCAATTGTCCCGAAAGCTCCGGAAATATCCGGCAACTTCAGTCCGAGACTTTCTATCGTTTTAGCGATAAGTTTTGACGGATTGCTTACGTATTCCCACGCATCAAAAGCGAAATCCTTAACACTGTTTACGGCAGCTTTACCCGCATCAACAGCGGATTTTCCAACATCGATAGCAGAATCGAAGAAACTTTTGTTCTTCGTACCTTTCCTGAATGCGGGGATTCCAGAAGATAGTACCTCGCGTGTTTCTTTATGCGGCAAGACTTGCGTCCCCTTTGGCAGATTAAAGAGCGTGTCGGTTCCAGGGCTTAAACCTGTGAAACCGGAAGGTGTACGGAATAACTCCGGACCGCCTCCATCTCCTAAGATAGCAAGACCGCCTTTGTGCCCACCTGCTGGCGTACCTTTAGCGAACCTCGGAATTTCGAGTTTAGGGATCCGGAGTTTTTTATCCACCCCGAATGTATCGAGTAGCTTGTTAATCCCTTTTTGCGTCAAGCCATTGATAATTCCTTCAAGTCCGCCGATCATCGTATTTCCTAGAGATTTAACTCCGGATAGGGCTCTGCCGGCCATATTTTTTATTCCGTCACCAATTTCACCTGGTAGCGCCTTTGCTCCCTCGATCATGTTGTGGAACGTGTCGGTCGCAAATTTCCCGATTGATTTGAACAAACCTACTGTTCTGTCCTTCAAGAAATTCCAGGCGCTAACTGCCCCATTGACCAATCCAGAAAAGAGTGTGAGGACTACATTTACAGCTCCTCGGATTACTGCGGTGATTATGTTCCAAATACTTTTCAGAATCCCAAGTATCGCATTCCAGACCGCACTCCAATTGCCTTTTAGTAGCGCAGTGAAAAACTTAACTACGTTGATCACGATATTGAGTGCGTTTTGGATTACACTAACAACTACAGGGAACACGACTTGCACAATTTTCAGCACGAATTGGATCGCTGGGATAAGAACAGTACGAATTATAGTTGCCACTAACTGTAAAACCGTTACTGCTACCTGCATGGCAATCTGAATGATGCTTGTTACAACAGGGAAAACAGCCTGAACAACTTGCAGAATGAGTGGCAGCAAGGTTACAGCCAACTGACTCAAGATTTGAGCAACTGATGTTAACAGATTAGCGACGATAGGCACTACAGACTGAATTATCGCCAGTACTGGCGGGAAAATTGACTGAAACGCCTGTAGCAAAATTGGTAACAAGGTAGTCGCAATAGTGGTTACTACTGGAACAAGGGACTGAATCAACTGTAGCACTATCGGAAGTACAGACGATACGATTTGTAAAATCAGCGGAAGCAAAGATGTAAATGCTTGAGCTAACATTGGCAATAGTACCGATGCGACTTGCATAATAAGTTGTGCGAATTGGACTTGGAAAGATGCCCATGTCTGAATCAACTGTCCAACCAAAGTTACAACTTGCGGTAGAAACGCCGCGAAAGTCACGCCTAATTCCTGGATTACCGGCGCTATCTGAACCGCAATTTCAGAGAATGATTGACCTAACGTTGTCCACAATTCCCCAAAAGCATTTCCGAGCTCAGTAAACGTTGGTCCTAACGAACTAATGCTGGACATTATGACTTCGCCCGTTTTCGCGAATTCAGGTGCAAGCTCTGCTGCAATATCCGAAAAATACCCGATAAATTGATTTATGATTGGCTGAATCGCAACTACAACGTTACCGATCACCGACATAAACTGTGACCAGGCGTTCTGTACAGACGCTCTAAACTCTTCGTTTGTTTGATATAGTCGGAATAAAAAACCGGCTAGACTAACAAGAGAGGTGATGACAAAACCAATAGATCCGGAAACTCCGGCCATCGCCAGCCCTAACGCAGTCACGGTTGGCGCTAAAATCGATATGATTCCGCCCACGCTCGAAAACGCAGCCCTTAAATTCTGAATGAATAAATCTACTGCGGAGCCGGCTCTATCCGCTAGTCCGGAACCGAATCTATCTGCGATCGACGATCCGATGTTTGAAACGAATTCACCTATCGAATTAACCACGTTAGCAAATCGCTGTCGTACTGCCGGAACAATAACGGAGACGCCGTCAGCAAATCTCTCCCATCCGGCTACCGAAGCTTTTTGTATAAAATTAAATGTGTCGCCTACCACTGCCGCAATACTGCTGAATGCCGTAACCGTCACATTTCTAACTGACTCAAAGGCCCCGTTCACAAAATTACGGAATTTCTCAGACTTTTTGTACGCGATTACAAGTGCTGCTCCTACCGCGGTTATGCCAAGAACCGTAAGGCCGATCGGACTCGTAAGTGCTCCGAATGCAACACCTAAAACCTTTATAAACTTTTCACTTTTTATCAAACCTTTTAAAAGACCGCTTACAGTCCCGAGTCCAGATATCATTTGGCCGACACCTAGCATTAAAAAACCTAACGCTGCAACAATGCCCATAATTACAGTTGTAACCGCTAAAGAAATAGCTACGAACGATTGCATTCCTTTAGATAGACCGTTAAACCAGTCCGTCGCGCTCTGAAGCACAGAAACGAGTGCAGAGATAGCTGGGGTTAGCGCATTACCAAATGAAATTTGTGCAGTTTCTACGGCACCGGAAAGCTCTTCGATTTTACCCTTAAGGTTATTCATTTTTTCAGCAGCAACATTATCGGCCTTAATTTTATCCATTGCAGCCGCCATTTTATCGAAACCTTTACTTCCTTCCTTACCAAGAATCAACGCGCCTCGAATAGCGTCACTACCGAAAATATTGTAAAGGGCTTCTTGTTTATCTTTTGCGGACAAACCGTCAAGCGCCTTAGAAAGCTCCCCAGATATTTCTGTCATACTCCGAATATTTCCGTTAGCATCAAAAAATTTATTGTCCATGATTCCAAGACTCCGAGTGGCTTTGTCAAAGGCCTTCTCGAACTTTTCGGTCCCTTGCTTCGCTCCTGTCGTCTTTTCAACATACTTGTTAAGTGCCTCGTATATATCGCCGATATTTTTACTCGCTGGTTTGAAGCCTTTATCAGCCATACGTTTAAAAGCTTCGGAAGTATCAAGGGTGACTAGACCAAGATCGTGCATTGTCTCGTACTGAGCTTTTGTCATAGGTACTAAACGACTTAACATCGTTTTCATCGAAGTACCTGCATCTGATCCTTTAAGTCCATTCTGTGCGAAGAGGGCTAGTGTAGTAGCCGTGTCTTTAAAAGACAGTCCCATACCGGCTGCTACTGCGGATGTCATTTGAAGACCATACCGCATCTCTCCAACCGTTGTTGCAGAAGAGTTTGCGGCCCCTGCGAGAATATCTGCTGCCTGTGCAACGCTAATATTATCGTCTTTAAACGCATTCAGTGCAGTCGACGCAATTTCCGCCGCATCCGCAAGCTCTAATTCTCCCGCTGTCGCAAGCGATAGCGCGCCCTTAAGTGCGCCATTCAGTATGTCCTTCGTAGATACACCGGCCTTTACGAGTTCTTCCATACCTTGCGCAGCTTCAAGCGCACTGTATTTCGTATCAGCACCGAGTTTAATGGCTAATTCCGTAAGGGCAGCGCTGTATTGGTTGGCTTCTGCCGGATTCATGACCGCCTTCACGCTCGACATCTGCTGCTCGAAGTCCATCGCTTTTTTCGTTGAAACCGCAAGACCTCCGCCTAAAGCCGCTGTCGCTACGCCGAATGACATCGCGATTTCAGATCCCGCAGATTGCATTCGACCCCCAACGTCCCGCATCCGGTCCCCGACTTCACCCATCCGGTTGCCGAGCTCGTTCCAACGGCCCGTGTTCGATTGGATCTGTCGGTTCGTTGCGGCCAGTTCGGCTTGAGTTGTTCGAAGTTGTGCCGTCGCTTGATTCATTTGAACGCGTAATTCTTGAGTCGCCTGAGCATCTTCGCCTTTTGCGCGTTTAGCTTCGAGATACAGTCGGCGGATGTTTTTAAGTCGCTGCTCTTGTAACGAGATCGATTGCGTAAGATGTTCCGATTTTTGTCGTAGTTGCTCGGTAGTAGAACCGAAATCCCTTACGCCGGCTGATGCGGCCTCAAATGACGAATCCAATACGCGCAACTTCGTATCGATCGTCTTAATGCTTGCGCTAATTTTAGCGCCTAATTGACTGAAGCCGTTGCTCTGCTCTCTCATTTTACGGTTAAGAAGGTCTAACTGATCCTCAGTTTTCCGAACCGCTGCAACAGTTCGATTATACTGGGCGAGGAGCTTTTCGGATTGTGCCGAATACCTTCCCGTCGTCCTTACGCTCTCTTCATATTGCCGCTTCAACTCGTTAAGTTTTGCCTTTTGCGTTTGTAAAGTCCGATTTAATATGTCGGTCTTATTACGCAATGAATCCAGGCTGTTATCGAATCGGCCAGCGCCAGCCATTGCTGCTTTGAATTCCGAGTTTAGTACCTTTAATTTTCTGTTAACGTCCTGGAGGCCGCGAGAGAAGTCAATGTTGTCTAGACCTAAACTAACGCGTATAGATCCGACTGATTCAGTCGCCAAATCTCCGATACCTCCCTTCTAAAAACCCGGTATCTGATCGATATAGCCGAGTTTTTGTTGTGTTTTTCCGCTTCCGTGAGAGCTACCACCATCACTAAAATTCATTAGTTCGCAAAACCACCCGATGTCCATTTCGTCTAGGTAATAGATATCCGAGGGTTTTTCGGAGTTGTCGAGATAGAGCTTTTTGAGATCCCTATCAAGTTGATCTAAAACATCAAGGGGTAAAATATACCCCGGTGTTAGTTTTTTACCTCACCGATTGCCTGCGCTTCAGTTTCTTTGTTCTCGCCAACTTGTTCATTTGGAACAGCTACAGTTCCAACGACTTGTTGGATTGTTTCCGTAATTGTAGGAATTAGTTTTTCAGAAGAAATCCCATCATAAAATTGATCGATATCGAATTGTTCGTCATAAACTCGGACTACGTAACCTACCAATGCGTCCAAATCTTCAACATCCAAATCATCAAAGTTGCTCGACTTCGAAAGTTTAATAGCTTCCCGCAACATACGCCCCTTTACGAAAGGTGCTTGAAATACCTTCTCTTCACCATCAATCATTAATGTGATTTGCATAACCCACACTCCTAATTTCTTTATTTTTTTTAATAAAAAGAGAGCTAAAAACTTAGCTCTCCGTTTCTATTTTCATCTTCGTTTGTGTCACAATTTCGCTCATAGGAGACTCGCCGGACTCATTAGCAGCCGTTACGTTAATTGTGAGTTTAGTATCCGGACTCATGCCGGTTGTTACATACTTAGGTTGCGTCACGTTTTCAGCGAATTTCTTGTCTGCGCCTCTGTAAACGTTGTATGAAGTCGCCCCATCTACGGGATCCCATTCAACTGTAATAGAATCTGTCGTACTGTCGTACCGTAGATTCTGGGGCGCATCAGGGAGTAGAAGTTGTTGGTTCGTAAACTTTCTTAAACCAGTTTTCAATAACCTCTGCTTTCACGCCCTCATCTCCCGTAAATACGCTACGTTGCCAAACCTTGTCGTGATCGCGACGTACAAATACGCCAGAAATTGAGTCTGTTTGGAATTCTGGGCTATCTCCTTTAGTTGCAAAAGACTCCTCTTGCGGCTGGAATCTCCCTTTATATAGCGCGTAAAGTTTAGATTTCCCTCCAGTAGTAGCTGACTCAAAAAGCAACGCTCCGTACGGTGCGATATCCGTTTCTTTCTTCTCTAGTACACCATCGCTAAGAATAGTGTGACCGAGCAACAACGCCTGTGCAGTAGTTGATAATTGATCGATACCGATTTCAACTTCCGTTTCTCCCAACGAAGATTCAACTTCTGAAGGGCCGTCATCAGCATATAGAGTTTCGCTGTTTGTGTTCGGTGTGATACTTGCTTCGATCGCATTTCCGATTTTAACCGGAGTATCGTAAGTAACTCCGTTCTCATCTTCCGTTAGAATTTTCGCAAAGTGTATATTTTTTAAACCTACGCGTACGCCTTTTGCCATAGGTTGCTTCACTCCTCTTCCGTATTTAGTGTCGTCCCATAACGCAAGACTTTGTGAAAAAGCTCAGTTTCGTTTTCATAAAGGTCCTGCTCGTTTGAACGAAAAAAGCCAGCTCGTTTGAGCCGGCTCTTTACCTCTTTTTCTAATTCTGAATATTTTGTCGGGTCTTTTGTGAAGATACTAATCTGAACATAGTGATTAGCGAAAGTTTCTTCATCCTCCATTGAAAGTGCGTCAGATACGGTATAAACATAAAAGAGAATGTACGTGTCCTCGTCGCCCGAATACGTAATAAATCGAACAGGTACGCCAATATCCTTTAAAGTCGCCATTACTAGACTCCGTAGACTCATGGCAATAAATTCCTTCTCAGGTAGTTAACAATCTCTTGTTGCGCATCTTCCTTAGACGCAATAAAAGACGGCTCAACGAATGGTCGAGGAGCGTGCCCTGGGTGGTTAACTTCCTTACCGTAAACAACTTGGCCGTCTGTTTGTATCTTGGCTTTTCGCAGTTTTATAAGGTGTGGGCTTGTGCCGAATTCAAGAAAATGCGCTGTGAAAAAGTCTTTTTCAGGACCGATTACTACTTCGTCTGACTTACTTTTTTCGACAGCGATCTTGTATCTTTTACTTGGGTTGTTATCTTCCATAGTTTTATAGATAGGCTTTGCTCCGGCATCTAATGCGCCGGATTTTAACGAATTAGCCCGATTGCCCATACGTTGGATGTTTCGCATTACTTCGTCAAACCCGGAAATCTGAATGCTCATTTGATTCCGACCTCCTTCGTCACTAACGTAAAGGTGACGTTACGTTCATCGTCATTTATAAAGCTTTCTATTTCGAACGTCCTTCCCGCGTATGAAATGCGCAAGTCATTTCTAAGAAGCGACTTCATCCGTTTTGAATACCGAATAACAAATCGTGCTGTTCTGTCCGCCTGTACTGCGCCAGCCTGGTAAAATTCACGCCCCTGGACCGTCTTAACCGCTGACCAGACGGTCGCAACCGGTAACCATTCCTTTATTTCGAATCCCTCACCGTTTGTCGTTTCGGTAAACCGAAGAAATGTGATTCGCTTGTTAAAATCGCCTGTTTTCACGAGATCACCTCAGTTGCAATACGATTCCAGCTACTTTATTTCCACTCAATGCCGTTGATCTATTTTCATACGCGTCTGTGACGTATATGAGGACGGCCAATTTATATAATTCAGATTCCTTGTCGGTTACACCGGCGTTTTCAAGATGCGTCTTCGCTGCGGAAATAAAAAAGGAGATAAGGGAATCCTCCTCATCTCCATCAATACGCAGATATTCTTTTACCTCATCCAGAGATATATCCATGTTTACTCACCGCCAGACGGCGCCGGGTCGACGACAGTGATCGATACGGTATTCTTAACTGTTGTCTTCACTTTCGATTTTACAGTAATCGTAGCAGAACCAGCTGCAACCGCAGTTACCTTACCGGAACTAGTCACCGTTGCGATTGACGTGTTGCTTGACGTATATGTTACGCCCTGATCAGCCCCACTAGGCGATACTGTTGCGGTAATTTGCTGCGTCTCACCTACGTTTAATGTCTTAGACGATGGACTGACGCTGATGCTTTCCGGATCAGGAACAGGCGTCGGCTCTGTTGTAACGGAAAGCTCGTCACTCAGCTCCGATGGATTTCCCGCCATTGAGATCGCCCGAACTTGGTATTTATACGTAGTTTCCGGCTTTAAACCACTCTCATTAAACGACGTGCCAACGCGGGTCCCGACGGAAACCCCGTCCCTAAAGATTTCGTATTCTTTGATTCCCCCAACAAAGGCTACGGCATCCCAACTGAGGGACACCGATGAGTCAGTCGAAGATGCCTTTAGCCCTTGGGGTGCTTTAGGGAGTAGTGTCTACTTTAGCGATACGGAATGCAGATTTCAGTTTGATTTTGTGATCAAAATACGCAGTAAGAACAAATACATTTTCGCCAGTTTTAACGTCTTTGTCGCTTTCGTAAGTGATTGCCGGATCGTAGTTGAAGTGAGAGTAACGGAAGTCACCGACGATAGGATCAACCGCAGCATCACAGAATTCAACTGGTTTACCGATGATTTGTTCCGGTTGTGCACCGTAAAGAGTTGCACTTCCATTAGCCAAAGTTTCAATGATTTCGAGATAGTCTGCGTATGTCATCATTACTTTTGCGTTTTCACGGAAGTCTTCTGGAAGATCCGCAATAGCTTTTTTGATCGCTTTATATTTATCTTCCGCAGTGACTTGCTTAATTCCGGCAGCGTAGAAGGACATTTCCTCTTCTCCCTGTTTCGGTGTTACTGCGAAAGAAACTTTTTTCTCTTTTGCAGCTAGGCCGGATTGTAAAGCGCGCTCAACTGTAGCGACCAGATCAGTATCAGTAGCCGCCAAAATAGTTTCGGAGATTTTCGCCATAACTTTGAATTTGCGGCGTCCGAAAGTAACCACATCTCCGTCTACTTCAAGTTCTTTAGCAGTCTGTAAATCTTGGATGAAATCATCATCGTCAAGGGAAAAATCAACTTTAGGGATTTCGAGATTTGTTACACTTGTATACGTTGAAAGTTCACGCAACGGATTCTTTACAAAAGGTTCGTGAATAAGTTCTTCGGAAACTGTTTTAGGAAGGAGTTTCTCCCCACCTGTTCCGTTATTATCTCCTAGCGCAGCACGTACTTCAGGAGCCGGTACCTCTTTTCTCATTGTTGCACGGATTAAGCCTGCTTTAGCAGAAATTTTCTTAACCTTTGGATCTTCGCTGTTAAGTCCAGCAGACGCGCCTGCTTTTGCTTTTTCAAGACTTGCTTGAATTTTAGCTTTTTGTTCCCGCTCTAAAGTATCGTGTTGATTTTGCAGGATGTCCATACGCTCTTTAAGATCGTCTCTTTTTTGTTTTAGAGACCGTACTTCATCGATAGAAGCGTTAGGGTCAGCCGCTTTGTTCATGATTTCCTTTTCAACCGATGCTAATTGTGTTCCTACAGTGTTTAAGTTTGCCTTCAGATCAAATAGTTCCATTAAATGATTCCCCCGTTTTGAAGTTTTAGTAAATTCGTTTGTGCTTCCGCGATAAGCTGCTCACGGAACAGGCGCTCTTTTTCCGCCTGCTTTTCGTCCTCTTTCGTCTGATTAAGAAGCGATTCCGGAGTGTTCCGGTACTTCGCAAATAACTGCGTATCCACTTTCGCAACCGCAGCGCTAGGAGCTTCGATAGAATCACACAGCCCTAATTCGAGACATTCTTGCGCCGTCAGCCACGTTTCTGCGTCCATAAGTTCGATCAAACGATCACGATTGAGTTTTTCGCCTGCTTTTCCGAGATATGCCTCGATAAGACTTTCGCGAATACGATCCATGTCGTCGGCTTGTTTGCGGAGTTCTTCCGCATTGCCTTGCGCAACAGTCCACGGATTATGAATCATCATCATCGCGTTTGCAGGCATAAAAATAGCGTCACCGGACATTGCGATGACACTTGCGATAGAGGCCGCCAGCCCGTCGACGTAGACGTTAACGTGGGCTTTGTGCCGCTTTATGATGTTGTAGATCGAATTCCCTTCGAAAACAGAGCCGCCTGGCGAATTAATATAGATATTTAGCGCAGATACTTCGCCAAGTCCGTCTAAATCCTCCTTGAAAGTTTGCGTAGTCACTTCGTCCCCCCAGAACTGGGCCGAACTGATTTCACTGTAAATGTAAATCTCGCCTGTTTTAGCGTCATTCTTCGCCGCTTTGATTTCCCAGAACTTCTTTATCGTCCTCACCTCCTTTCGAGTCCTCGTTATCATCTTCGTTAATTTCTAACGATGGAGGCGTCGGGGCATCAGCCGATGTGATTTTCTGTTGCGCAACCTGGTCGATTGGAAATAAATCTTTGCTTAAATAAAGCGTGTCTCCGCCCTCTTCTGGCGGCAAATCCTCCCATGCACGCACCTCATTCGGCTTAAACCAGCCGCTCCGGATGCCTTGTTGATAGAAATTACCGCGGGTCTGCATGTCTCCGCGCAATAACGCGTTCATACTAAACTTAAAATAATAACCGGACTTGCGCTCCTTTTCAGTCAGCAGCTTCCGGTTGAATTCTTTTTCGTACTGAGTTGCGATAGGCATTAGCGTTCCTTGTACATAATCGATATAAAGTTGCTCCATATTGGAGACGCTGCCCTGTGTCTCGCCAAGCATGTACAACGGAATATTAAAGGCCTGCGCGACTCTTGAACGTGTCACTTTTTCGACCTCAAACGCCTTTGTATCGATGAATTCCTTCTTTAATTCGCGGATTTTTACCCCTGGTTCCTGAATTAAGAGGCCGCCGTTGTCTTTATAGAAACTTTTAAAGTTCTCTAACATCTTTTCTTTGCGCGTATCGTCGAGTTGGTTCGCTAATTCCAAAATGAATGATATCTTTGCTCCATCCATTTGTTCTAGACTGAAAAGCCGGACATCTCGATCAAAGTCGAGGGCGTTCCGCAGAACCTTTAGCGGTGAGATTCCTTTTAGACCGTCTACCGACGTATTTTTAACGTGAATCATGTCCATGTTGTGAACGAAATAATTTCCGTTGTCTCCTAAAATCTCGTACCAAAGATCCCGAGTAGTCTCTTCAATCACCGGCTGCACTCTCGAAGGATCCAAAACCTCTAATCCAACGACTTCATAACGCATTCCGTACCGTTTTATTGCGTAAGCATTGCCATATACGGCCCGATGCGTCTCCAAAAGGCCGATAAATTGCCCGGATGTCATGTTATGATTCGGCGCGTATGTCAGAAGCTCGGAAGCCTGAGACTCAATCGGTTGATAATTTTTATACGCCTTGATCGGTAGGCTTGACATCGTGTTTGATAATCGCGACACAGCCGAGAAAACTGTTTCGTTGTCAGCCAGCGCATGTTCTCCGTAATTTCCTAGAATAGTAGCTCGAGGAATATACCAGTGTGTTAGATCCCTTCTCGTTTCTGCCTTGACATCGGATGGCTTGCGAAAAAAGTTCCGAACATTGCTCCAAAAGCCCAATTTCTCACCTCCTAACCGTTTAATAGATCGCTAATTGAGATAAATCCGACGCTTCCGCCCTCAACCGGCTTCGTCATATCGAGATAAACCTGTGTATGTGCGTTCAGAAAAGCCGCAAAGCCATCGATTTTCCGGTACCTCGTTTGTTTAGTCGGCAACCAGTTACCGTTCCGATCTTCGACGAGCTTGACGTTGTTTAGATACCATGTGAAAAGCTTGTTTTCGTTGTAAACGACGTTTCCGTCAAGCAATAATTCTTTGATATGCTTTAACGGGTCACTCAGAGTAATGTACCCTTGTCGCACAACTTCGGTTTGAAATCCGTAGTTTTGAAGATCGTGAACCAATCGCATCGCATTCGCTGGGTCAAACGTGATCTTATCGATCTGATATTTACGCGACATTTCAACGAACCAGTCGTAAACGTACTCGTACTGAACGTAATTTCCGGGTATAATCGTCAAAAAACCGTCGGCTTCAAACCCACGGTAGTCGATTTTTTCGTTATCTTTTTGTACTTTTGCCGCCGGTACCCACGAATGAGACATAACAAAAACGCGATTATCCGGCAGCAAAAACTCCAGACACGCGCTTGTAAAGTCTTCCGTTTGTGATAAGTCGAAGCCGCCAATGCATCTCATACCACGCAACGATTCCGGATCGACATGTCCGTTATTGCTCTTGATGACTTCGAAGTCTATGAAGCTTTCCTCTCCGTTATCCACGAAGATATTAAACCGTTTGACCAGCCAGTCGTTGTATTCACGAGGGACGTGACGGTCCGCATTGAAGTCCTGAATCATTGACGGAATATCCATCGTTACCCCAATGTTAGGGTTCGCTTTGATCCACATTTCCGGGTTTTCCACCTCAGAAATGTCGTCTAATTCGGCCATAAAGTAAAAATTCCGCTCCTGAACGTTAGATCCGTCCAAAACATCGGAAGCAATTTCGTAATATTCGACGAGAGGCCCGTCGAGTTGATAGCCGGCCGTCGTGATGTAGATGATCAACGGCTGCCGTCGAGCTGCCCTTGAGTTCTTGATTACGCTGATCAATTTTGAATCTTTGAATTCGTGTATCTCATCGAATATGCCGAGGTGCGTATTCAAACCGTCTAACTTTTCGCTATCAGACGCCCGTGCCTCGATCTGACTCATGGACGCGTCATGGTAGATGCCTTTTTGATTCTCGCGCAGACGCTTCCGAAGTACCGGCGACTTCTGAACCATTGCACGACTTTCCTCGAATAAAACACCCGCTTGTTGCTTCGAGTTTGCTAAGACGTAGGCCCGAGCGCCCGGTTCGTCGTCCTTTGTTATCGCAAAATTGGCTAAACCGCTGATTTTCGTTGTTTTTCCGTTCTTCCGCGCAACAAAAACAAGGCCTTCACGGAATCTCCGAAGGCCGGTATCGCGATGAACCCAACCGTACAGTGATCCGATCACAAAATGTTGCCACGGTTGAAGCGTCAAACTGTTGTATTGTCCTTGAGACGGTTTACAAAACTTCTCGATAAACTGTATGGGGCGATGCCCTTTTTCTTCGTTAAAAACGTATGGAAATTCGTCTGTTCCTGCGCGTTTTAAATCGCGAAGATGTCGTTTACAAGCGAGAATATTTTTCTTACTTGCGATTATCTCCCCGGAGACTACTTTTTCCGCATACCATGTTGTAAGCAACTTTTCCGCCGGTTTTTCGCGTATAAATCCGGCTATTTTTTGCGTTTTTAGCCAGTTTTTATACCATTTTTCGATGTCTGTCGGGTTAGAGCTGATCGAAACCGTCGTCATTTTCTTCACCGCCCGCGTTTAATTCTTTTCTTTGAGCCGGCGTAAGATCGAGCGATTTCAGAAGATTGTTTAACGTCGTCACCGTCTTCGTAAGCTCAATCGCTAACGGATTTTTGACAAGGTTCTCCGCGCCTGCTTTGTTCGTATGCCGCATCATTAAAGGGTTCTCGGCTACTTCCTTTTTTAGTCGGCGGTAAAACTTATGAGTGTCAACGTAGAGTTCGATCAGTTCTTCATCCGATTCTTTATACCTGTCTCCGAGGTATTCCCGGATTTTTTTCGCTGTCGGTACCGCCATTAAAACACTCCTTTCATTCGGGGAGACCCCCCTTTAATGTAAAATTTCTGGTCGCGCAACAAGCGAAGGGGGCCCGCCGGTCCCTTGTATTTTTGTTTTTTAGTCCAGAGGGGAGGGGGCTATAATTCGGGGTTAGCCTCTGTCTTTACAACCCTGATTTTTCTCTGTTTCTTCTCTGTTTTGGCACTTTTCTGCCCCTTCTCCGGATGGCGTTTGTTGTGGCAGGAATTGCAAAGGCTGACCAAATTTGATGCATCTAAAGCTAATTCAGGGTATTCTCGCAGCTCCTTTATGTGGTGTACAGTCTCTGCTTTAGTGATCGTTTTATTAGCGAGGCAGTCTTGGCACAGGTGATGGTCGCGCTTGAGTACTAAGGCCCGGCACTTAGCCCAGGCTGTAGACTTATAGAACGCTCGTGCTTCGGGATCGCGCTTATGTTTGTCATAGTAGTTACTCATCGCCTTGCACCCGCCATGAATCGCGTTAAGGTTAACGCTGGACCCAGTCGTATTAATCTAGGCTTACAGAACGGACGGCCTGCCAGTTGTATAAATCCAAGCTCATAGTCGCGTTCCTTTCGTTGCTCTCGTAGGTATCTATAACGCTGCTTACGTTCTCTATTCATAAGCTCGTTCGCCTACCGCAAGTTCCTTCGTCTCTACAACCGGAGCGCCTGTGCTATCCTTAGTGTGTTTGATACGGTAATAAGTAGAGCCGCATTGGTCTGCGTCTTTAGTACGCCACTCGAAGTCTACCGCAATACGACCGGTAATTTCTTCGCCTTTGTATATGACGCGTGGTATCGATTGTTCATCCGTGAGTTCTATCGTTAGTAAGTTCGGTTTAGGTTTGACCTCCAACGCTATCCCTCCGTTTCCTTCCGTTTATAGCGTACTTCTAATCCTCCATCGTCATTTACCGCAAAGATAAACTCGTTAGCTCCATCGTTCATTAGTCCGGATATGACGCTTTTCGTTGCCTCCCGTTCTTCTTCCGTACTGTATCCCGGAAGCTTTACCTTAACGTAATTCTCTCGCTTCGCTGTAGTAAACGTGATAGGCGTTACATAGCCGGTATAAGGCTTAGTAGATACGGACGTACTGCCGTACTTACTACGTATATACTTGACCGCATTAAGCGCAGCATTAATCGGATTAGCCAACGTCATCCCTCCTTTCTCGTACTAAAGTGTCAATCACTCTACGGTGATTTACCAATCCGACGCGCCCCACCAATATCGTTGCACTTTGTCTTTATCTTTTATATAAGTTCTTTATCGCGATAAGGTACTTAATAGACTACTAATATCTGCGTATCGTATGAGCGCAGCGAATAGAGACGCTATTATTTGTTTCTCTTTTACATATTGCTCTTTTACTTCTTTCTCTTTTTACAATCCGTCCTGTGCATACGATCGATAGTATGTCCTGCGCATATTACCGGTAGTATGTCCTGTGCATACTATGCGTCATATCAACGTTTTCGACGCTTCGGCAAGTACACGCTAAAGTCCGGTCGCACCGTTTCGCCGAACTCATTAACGATATATCCATCGTCAGTTATGTGCGGACAGAACGACGGAAAGTACCACTTGAAACGCTTTGTCCCTTCGTAATGTCCGGTCGTCCGTATGATCCCGTTAGTCTCTAAGATCGCGGCCAGCAGATTAATCCGGTTACGATCGACGCGAAGGTGCTGCTGAATAGTTTCGTAGTTTAAGAAGCAAGCGCCGAACCTATCGTTAAGGCTTCCGTCACTGCGCGTATAGTTACCGTCGATATACGACTGCAACAGAAAGTAAAACACCACCACATCGCGTATCTCAGGCTTTCGTTTGTAGTCCGCATAGACTACATCATAAGCTTCGTTAATCAAACGCGGAAATACCTTGCGCATAAGCTCCCGACTGTATACCTCGAACCCTTGCGGATTGTCTAAGAGCGCGGCTTTGTCATTCGGCATTGGCTTGCGGTCTGGTTGGTCTCTGTTGTTCAGCGCTACAACGTTACTCATCCGCCCCCTCCTCAACGTAAATAACTTCGGCTGCATTATCGATAATCCATCGAAACATTGGATCGTTTACAATCGGATTATCCGCGTAGCCCGGTAGCATAAATAGCGATATGTTTTCCGGATTTATGCCGTCCAGTACGTAAGGATTACGCGATACAAATTGCGTGTACTTATAGCTCGGATAGTTCGTTTTCACCCGTTTCCATATCGTTTTGGCTTCGCTAACGGTCCTTCCTACAACGAGAGCGAGTCGCCACTCTTCTTGTTCAGGGCCGTCGGACAGAGCGAAAAAGGCTTGGCGCAATTCATCGAGCTGTTCGTCATATTCGTCGCTGGCGGTAAGTTTAACGGTTATTTTACCGCTCATCAGCGCTCCTCCTTCGAATTTCCTTTCCGACCAGATAAACGGTAGGCTCTTCGTCTAACCTATCGAATATAGACCGCAATGATCGGGCCGTCTCCCAACCGTCAGCTAACGGTTTCTCACCGAGCCGTTCAGCTAGGTCCTGAAATTCGGCCAGCGCCTTAGTCGCCGCCTTTGCTTCGCGTTGAACCGCCTTGAGTCCGGTTATCGCGTCGGATACATCCAAGTCGATTTTAATTTTGCCGATTGATTCGCGCTTTGATTCCGCCATTCACATCGTCTCCTTTTTCGTTTCTTTATCCACCGGGCTTGGTCCGCATCGTTGAGAGGCGTTCCGGCTTATTTATCGCAAGCACAAAAAGAGCGACCCATATTCGGATCGCCCTCGTTCTGATTGCGTTATTAACACCCGCCGCCTCAAGGTAGGGCGACGTAGTTTTCGGAAGGTAAGACCGAAAATAACCCTTCCGCGCGGATATGGGAGCGTTGATCAGGCGCTCAAAAACCATTCCGCTTATTTTGCGAGTTGTCTCGCTACCCGGAAAATCACACGAAATTAGCGTTTCTAACCGTTACCCTACCGAATACCCTCGGCGAAGGCTAAGGCGTCTAATTTCGTGTGATTTGCGCGTGAAAATCGTTACGCTATTCCGTTTTGTATTCGTCAATAACTCCGCAAATGTACGCATCAACACCGTTATAGGATTAGTTAGTGGTCCGTTCTTCGAAATCAGCGAGAGCATCTTCGTAATTGTCGTAGATCGCTTGGCTAGCGTCACAATAGTCGCTGAATACTACGTACTTCATACGAGAACACCTCCGTTTATATCGCCGCAATATGTACTAAAAGGACGCCAATGTGCGGCTAGTGCCCGTTGTTGCTCCGTAGTTGTAGCGTCCTTCTCATAACGTATAGACAACTACGCGTGTAAAAGTTGATATATTAACGGAATATTTTCGAATGTTTTAAAACATAGCGCCCACTCCGTCGCTTACGCTCCTCCGTGTCCGCGGATATTATTAAGACCTTATCGCGATACAATTATTTATACAATATACATGATTGCGTTTCTGCGGGACGTAGTGAAACGTAGTTCCCGCTAGTCTTCGAATTCAGAAGACTAAGAAGTAATTCCGCACTCAAAATCGCTGTATCCCTTGCGGCTGTAAGCACGAACCCCATTTTCGCATGTACGAATAAAGTCGTGTTTTTGGCCGATTTGTACGAATAAGATCGTGTTCATTATCAATTACGTTATTCTAATTGAGAATATGCCGATAATCACCCGACCTCTCACCGTCATATCTATCGTATTATTATTCATATAAACGTATAAATATACGATAATAACACGAAGAAATAGACGCCAATCATTCGTCAGCGTCTTCGATCTTCACCTCGAATAACTCTTCGACATCCACTCCGAGTGTTCTCGCAAGGGCAAATACGTGCCAATCGAGATGCCTTTCGTTTTTATCGAACCGGCTAATGCTGCCTTGCGGAACTCCTGACGCTTCAGACAACGGAATTTGCCTCCACCCTTTCGCGTTCATTACTTCCGACAGTCGCGGTCTTACCGTTATTTTCATCCGTACTCACCTCGTTTTGATAATTCGATTATACGATAACGAATAAATTTTCGCAAATCCAATTGACATGCGTTATGCGATATCGTATAATAAAGTAACGAAAGGAGGTGAACGTAATTGATTGACACCGTAATGAAGCTTTCGGCAATCACCGCATCTTGGCTCGGAATTATCAAGCTCGGACTTGAACTCCGGAAGATGCGAAAGGACGATCAGTCCAAAGCCGAAAGTAAGGAGCGACGGCCTCCGACCAAGAAGCACCGTCGCCGACAATAAACACCGAGGGGCATTTCGCCCCTTGTCAATCAATTATAACACGAATGAAACGAATTGATACTACGGAAATTTTGTTAATTGTCGTCTTGCTCGCCTGGATTGCGGATATGAACTTCGGCCGGCTTTCCGTCCTGGACTGCGTCGGCCTCGGTTCATCTGTCGTTTTTATCGCGCTTCTATTCTTTAGATCGAGGGGGAATCGGTCACACCGCCGCTGAAACCGCAGCAGGCCGATCAACTTCTCGATCTATATCAACGCCCTGACGCCGGCAAAGCGTATCAGATCGGCTTCAATCTCGGCTATTTAATCGCAAACAGATACGGAGGTAATGACGATGAATAAAACGAAACTCTTAACGGCCATCCTCGGCCTATCAATCGCAGGCAACGCGGCTCTCGGAATCTACGCCGCCAAACTAAACGAAGATGTCGATATTGCTTATCGCGTGGCTGACGACATGGCAGCGGAAGCCAAGGACGCTCAGGAAATTGTCGAAGGTAAAGACTACGCGGTTTCAGCGGACGACGGCGGCTTCTCTTTCGATCCGGCAGCCACGGACGCAAAGCCAGGCGATCGGATTAGCGTGATTTTTACGAAGGATCAGTACGAAAATGGCAGCAGATTTAAAGCGATTAAGGTTATCGAATAACACACGAAATCAGGCGTTAAGCGGCCGCCGATACCCTAATATACCCGCAATACTTTCCGGCGGCTCATACGCTTTAATTCCGTGGTAAAATTTTCGTTTACAAAAAAGGATTAACAAGGCAATTATGCTATAATATAACTATACTACGAGTAGGACACATGAGGAATTCGACTGCGAGAGGAGAGAGTACCATGTCAGACACATAATCCAGTTTTTCAAACTCGGAAAATCCAAAAAATATAAAAGGAGTGATTAATAATGGCAAACAACGAAAAGTCGAAACAACTGCTTGAAAGTTTACGAAATAAATATCAAATAGAGATTAACACATTCAAGGTTTTCATAATAATAAAAAGACATTTGCTTAACTTCCAAGAGATGATGGAAAGGGCTTTAATTTCTAAAGTATCTGAAAGCAAAGTCTGTTTTGACCCTGAAACAGATGAAAACGAGATATCATTAATACTAGATGGAAAAACAGCAAGTATAAAATACGAAGGTAGTAAGATTATCGCAAATAGATTAGATCAACCTGATGATACATACGTAAAAATTGAAGTAAAAGGAAGCGACAGTATCTGGGTTGTACGAAGTAGCCAACAAGACAAAGAAAACATTCAGTCTGCTCAGCTATTTAACATTATAATGGAAGAGCTATTCTATGATATAAAATAGAGCTAAAGGAATAATTTACCGGAACCGGATCACTTTGTCTCGGCGGCCTCTTACTATATCATTATAGTAACTACGCTGAAACGAGGTGATTCTTTTTGTTTATTTCGCCCATGCTGCTTGAATCCGCAAAGGAGCCGTTTAACTCGGACGACTATATCACGGAAACCAAATTCGACGGCATCCGTCTGATCGCGTCCAGGAATAACGGTTTAATCCGCCTCTACACACGCCACAACAACGAAGTCACCGCTAAATTTCCGGAACTATTAACGCTCGACATACCGGACGGCACCATACTAGACGGCGAGCTTATCGTACCTGGTCCGACAGGAGCCGGCGATTTTGAGGCCACCATGGAACGATTCCAGTCGCGCAAGAATTTTCATCCGATAGTATTTTGCGTTTTTGATGTCCTGCGAACAAATGGCGTTTCAGTTACGTCTAAGCCGCTAAGTGAACGAAAAGAATTGCTGGCCGGTCTAAAACTCGATCATCCTAACGTTAAAATAGTCGAGGGCGTGCGCGGCCATGCTACGGATTATTTCGAATTAGTCCGCGAAAATAAGATCGAGGGCATCGTTATGAAGCAGGCAAACGCTCCGTATGCGGAAAATAAGCGGTCAGATCGCTGGCTGAAGATCGTTAACTACGAATATACTGACGTTCTGATATCAGGACTCCGCAAGGAAGACAATGCGCTGCTTCTTTCGTACCTGGACGGCCAGTATGCCGGCATTATGGAGTTTATGCCGTATGATGCGCGGCGGAAGTTTCATGCGGAGCGGCTAATCGTAGAAGAAACGGAGAAATACGCCTACATCGAGCCAATTGGGTGCCGCGTCAAGCACCGGTTCAAGACGAAAAACGGTTTGTTGCGGATTCCTTCGTTTCATGAATGGCGTTGAATTGACCGTACTATTGTCGTATCCTAATAGTCGGAGGTTGAGACGAATGGATTACGAAACAAAAGGATATGATACGACGATTGTATACGATTATAAAGAGTACCCAGACGTCCATTACGGGCGCTGCGATAACTGCGATTATACGCTGTTTAAAAGTTCGGTGAAGGACGGCATTTTCCTACGTGAGTGCCGCAGATGCGGTATGAAGAAGAGCATATAAAACAAATAAGGCCCGACTCGGTTGAGCGGGCTAATTTATCTTGTACAAAGCTTATCTTTACATTCTTCTTTGGGTTCGGCATCAACCGTATATGACAATATTTCTTTATTGGCTGGATCATATAGACCTTCAAACTCTTTTTCTCCGTTAGTATAACCCTTCACAGTAATACCACCCATTGGATTAATATAGTAATTCTCAGAAAAATGGATATCTTTCACATCTTTATAGTTAGTTGTTAAAAATTTTTCCATATGATTCTGTGCTTCTTCGAATAAAGCAATCTCTTTTTCCTTTTGATCGTGCTGATGCTTCATAAAAAGTCCTCCAACTGCTATAATTATTAAAATAAGGATAATTATGTACTTTTTCTTTTTCAATCGGAAATCAACCCTTTCCTATCCTATTTTACAAAAATAAAGAGGCGATGTATATGAGTGATAAGATAAAAGTTCCAAAAATAACAGATAAAACTTATTATACGCTAAGTCAGGAATCTTACAACCGCGAAAGATTAGATGATAAATTGAAAACAGGAAAACCGATACAGACAGACCTAAAAACTTATTGGTATGTCGAAAAAATTAAAAGAGACTCTGATACGGGACTTGATGCCGTTGTTTTTTCTCAGGGTCAAAAAACAAAAGACGGCAAGTGGGTCAAATCAGATAATCCCGAAAACGTCGTCGTAGCCTTCGCGGGAACTGATCCGAAAAGCCAGTTCTTTCAAGATGTTATTGACGCAGACGGCGGGAACGTTGTGATGGGAATTGACCCGAAAAAGAAGGAACACTACATAGTCGAAAAAGATGCGAAAGATACTTCTAAAACACTCGGAAAATATAACGGAACTCCGTCACAAGACTCGATGCTTAGCACCGGTAACTACAAATTAATTACGAAAACGTCCCAAATCGGGCAAGCTGACGATCTGGTGCGGGAAGTTAAACAAAAGTATAAAGGCACCTCGACGGTTATTTCAACTACCGGACACTCGCTTGGCGGCGCAGAAGCTGAATACAGCGCGGTCAACAACAACATCTATGCCGTCGCGTTTAACAGCCCTTCAATTGTTAAGCTGCACTCTGAGGAGCAGCAAAAGAAAATTAACAACGGTGAATATGACCGGTCCATAAAATCGATTATCAATCCGGATGACATGGTCGGGGCCGGCTGGTGGAACGAATATGACCGGCACAATGGAACGACAATTTATACGAAGGACCCTGAATTATCAAATGCGGTGCGCGAGGCGAGAATGCAGGGCGATGTATTCCAACAAATCGGGCAAAACGCTGGGTATTTCTTTCAGACCGCAATCTTAGGAATGCCTGATACGCATTGGGTCGGGAGTAATAATTTCACCTTCGACAAAAACGGAAACGTTCAAAATATAGAGGGCGATGAACTCGTTTATGACAAAAATTTAAAAGCGATGCTCCCACCGGAAGTTGCCTCCGGAAGTGGCGCAATTAAAGTAACACCCGAAGTTGCCAAGCAGCTCGCGCAAAAAGTAAATGCGATCATCGATGACTTGCGTACGATGAAAAGAGAAGCGGAAAACGCCTACCAGGAACATGACGCTGCGATAAGCGATTTGAAATACGATACCTATCGCCAGGTCGGTCACGGCTTATACGATCAGCTTACGCTCGATGATGTAAACAATACGCTGAATGATTTGGCGCAGTCGTTCGATAAAAAAGGGAATCCGCTGTTTTACGATGTCGATGCCGAAGCGGCCTATATCGCGTCATTGCAGGATACGATTTCAGATTTAGAGGAGATCAGCGGTTATCTCGCACAAATCGCAAAGGATTTCAAATCAAAAGACAAGATGCTCGCAAACTGGTTAAAGTTATAGGAGATGAGTAGATGGATACGTTAGATCAAATAATCAAAAAGCAGAACGGCCCAATGGAAAAGCGCAGGCAGCTTGCTATGCTGAAAACGGGTATGAGAGGCGTGGCCGGAACCAAGCTCGAATCCGTTCGAAATACCCTCAGACCGAAATTCAAAGTAGATGACATACAAAAGGAAATGAACAGCGTCTATTCATCACTTCTCTACAGCTTCGAAGGGAAAGCGCAGCAGGCGCTCGCACAGCGGATCAGCCAAAGCGCTCAGCAGCTTATTCATACGGAACAGGACGGAGAAAGCTTTGTGAATGGGTTTAAGACGAATTAGAGGCGCCAATTACGGCGCCCTTTTTCGTTTATTTACGGTTTCTTAACGTTAAACATCGCAAGCAGCGTCTTATCCGGCTCCTTGGATTGTCGATAAAACACGTTAGGATTGAACGTATATCGCTCCGGTTCGCTGCCGACCTTTATTCGCGCGACAACGAACTCCCCATCGAATTTCATCTGCTTCAGCCGCCGGCCAAGCGTGTCCGGCGTTACTCCGATCGCGGCCGCTAGCTCTTTCTTATTGAACCATCGGATAAGCTTCGGATTCTTTTCGAAAGGATTGGCGCAAAGAGCGTTTGTTTCGTAGTGGATAAACGGCAGCATCCGGTAAATCAGTCCGATGTCTGTCGCCTTCACTTCGCTGTATACCTTCTTAATTTTCGCAGTATAGAGTTTGACAACGTACTGACTACCGAAGTTACCTTTGAAGTGGTAGCGCTCGTTCACCGAGTATATGCCGCCTTCTTCCCGGATAATATCGTGCTGAATACACGCGTTCAGAAAATCGTAGAATGTCATACGCTTTTTCGTGAGCTGTAGAACGGACATCATATCCGCTGTCTTCATCGGAGTTTTATCGCGGCTAGATTTAACGAGAACACCGTTATAGTCGACGTAGCATTGTAGCAACATCAAATACCCGCATTGTGCCGTTGTGAGAGCGTCATAGACTTCGTGAATATAAGACATATTGGCGTTGGAAAAGTCGCGTCTGTCCGTTGTCTGTTTCTGCTGTTCCCGGAAAGCTTCGTCCTGGTTCCGGTGTCTGAGCGTATAGTCTGTTGATAGGTCCTCGCCTGTCTCTGCGTTTACTACTAGTAATCTTTTCAAAATATCGTCTCCTTTTTCGCAAAATAAAAGAGCGCGTGTAGGGCGCCCTCATAACGTATAGACAGCTAAACGGGTAAAAGTAACGGGTTTAATGAGAAATTTTTTCGCCGGTTTCGATATTGATCGTGAACTGTCCCGGTGATCTTCCCTTTACGAAATCGTTATAGCGGCTTCTTCGTTCTTTATTTCGCGCCCTGGCCGATCTATCAACGAACTTTTCCTCGTATGAAGAGCGTTTTCTTCGCGTCGGAACTTTATAATTTCGACCATCTGCCCCGTACTCTTCTGCGAGCTTTTCGGATGCCTCCGACTTGATGCGCTCTTCTCGCTGCGTTTCGCTCATGATCGGGTACTCTTCGCGAGCCATTTTATCCGGGTGTGGGTTCGTTAGCTCTTCGTAGATTACGAGATTCGCCATACGTTCAAGCGCGATAGAATCCGGATGCTCTCCGACGGCATCGAAGTAAGCGTCGGCCAGCGCGGTAATTTCCTCAATACGTTCGATCCGGTCAAGTTCTCCGGATTTCGTTCGTTGGTACATATCCGTGATCATTTCGTGTAGTAGCGCCTTATCCATTAATTCGTCCTCCCGTCGAGTATCCTTCGCCATGTCCCGCCCAATAGTAGTAAATATCCGCAATCGAATCAGCCGCTCGATTTATCAGATGATTAACGGAATCCTTGCCGACCCCCATCCGTTTTCCCGCCTCGACTTGCGTCAGGTCTTCGAAATATACGAGCCGGATAGCTTCGCGTTGTCTGTCGGTCAGATCCGCAAGCTCAATCGCGTTGTGCAGATCGAGCAGCACTTCGGCAGCTTCGTATTCTCCGAGTCGTTTGCGGCTGACGAACTTCGGATAATCGGAGAGCAACGTTTTGACGCCCTCCGCATTGTCTAGCGCATATGTCGTTTCAAATTCGCGATCCTTTCGGTGTAGATCGATTTTGACTGTTCCGATAACAACCGCCTCCTTTTTCGTTAATAACTTCGTTAACAATCCGCACACTACTGTTGACTATCGGTAACTATTCCGTCTATACTGAACGTAAATACTTTCGTAAGGAGATTCGATATGGCGATCGAATGGATTTCAAGCGAAACAATTCGCGATCTCAAAGCGTTTATTACAGTCGATAACTACGGCAGATTCTGTGTGTCAATGGGTGCGCGACGTGCTTTAAAGCTTCCGGAAAAAACGGGGTTCCGACTATTCCTTGCGTATGATAAGGACGAGCGAAGGATAATCGTAGGGAAGCCCGGATATGTTTCGATAGAAGGCGATGTGCGACCGTTTAAATTTGATCCGCGTGGTTACTCATCAGCGCGTCCATATATCCGAAAACAGAATTTATACGGCCAAGATCTTCCACAGAGATTCTACTTGATCGGCGATGGCGAGGCGTCAAAACAACCGTACCTGGCCTATCCGAAAGGCACGTATGCGTTTCAGCTAGACGAGTAGCTCCGCCATAATCGCGTCCAGCTTCTCGTATAACTCTTCCGGCTTGCCTGCGTTCTCAATTTCGTAATCAACTTCGAAACTGTTAACGGCAAGCTCAGTCGGATGCTCCAAGTCGACAAGATCGAATTGATCGCCGGCTTTTTTAGCGCGTTCAATGCGGAGATCGACGGGCGCTGTTATGCGGATAAATACGAATCCTTCGTCCTTCAATCGCTTGTATTCGTTAGGCTGGCGGCAGTCATCGACGATCACGCGATTCTTTAGCGCTGTATTGCCGCAGTCGCAAGGATGGCGGTCGAGATAGGCGGCTATTTTCGGCATGAGAGCGTCGATCCATACGTCCTCTCCGAAGGCTTCCCGCGCCCACTGTCCGAACTTCTGATAATGAGCGCGCGGCTTCGGATTTCTCGGAACGTGAGGGAATGCGCGGTGAAATGCGTCCTTTAGTTCGTCGCCAAATGCGAACGGCTGGAAATCGTAGTGAAGCGAAATGTACGATGCAGCGAGCGACTTGCCTGCGCGAAGTGGTGCGGTGAGGGCGATCTTCATTGGCGTTCCCTCATTGCGTTAAGAAGTGCGGCAACCTCTTCGGCAGTGAACAGGCGCATATCTGAGTCGGATTCGAGGTGCGCCACCTTTCCGTCCGCTTCCTTTGCGGCATATTTCAGCGCCTCCAATTCTTCGCCGTGCCTCCGGTTGTCTTTGTGTAGCGTGTCGATTTCGTCTTGTAGACGCTTAACTTCTTCGTATAGAAAATCGGTCACATCCTCGTTTGTAGCATAATCGTGTACGATTCTATCCTCTAGCTTAGCGATATCGTGGCGAATATCCGCAACGTCATTCCGTAGATTAGCGATGCTTCCCGCCCCCACTTCATACCATCCGAGCTCTTTCTGGATTCGCTTATTCTCGCGTTCCAATTCCGCAACACGCGTCGCCAGGTTAGCGATAACGTCGATCGGGTCGGATGGTTGCGGTTCTTCTTCGGAGGATTCGACCGGGACGAGGACGCGATACTCATGTAAATATAGTGGAATATCCCTTCCGTCCGACACTCGCACATTAGCGTATTCACCGAAGTAAGTGTCATCCGTTGCGTAGCTTTCAACCGTACCTACTTCACCAATTCGAAAGTTTCCGAACTCCTCCGAAGAGTCCTCGTCATCTACAACGACAACCTTCTCGCCTACTTCCGCCTTGCGATCGACCATTTCGTAGCGCTCCGCCGTGCCGTCAGGTCCGTCAATGTGGACGATATTGGTCGGTTCGAGAACGCGGTATTCTTCGCGATTTCCGTCTAAGAAAATATCATTATCGAAGCCTTCGAATAAATCAATTGATCCATCGTCGTAGTTATCGTACCAATGCGCCACAGTATCGATATGACCTACCGGAAAATCATCGCCCTCTGTCACGATAATCTTATCGCCGACCTCCGCCTTCCTATCGACCTCTACATATTCGCGTTTGATTCCGCCAAGTGATTCGTCAGCCAGTACGTGGATTTTTTCGTTAGTTTTAGTCATTTTACCGAGCTCCCTTCGTATTAATCGTTCAAATTCCGGCTTAACCCGATCCATCGCGCTTTTAAGGAAGTCCAAACGAACCGCCTCCTCGTTATTTAATAACCCGCAATTCTACCGACTGCCGGCCGAACTGTACTGCGTCTGCTTCATTCGCGACCAACAGATCGAGCCGTGCGCCTTTAATCATGCCGCCTGTGTCGATCGCCTTCGCCCGAAAACTCGAACCGTCAGCGAGTCGGACTTCAACCGTAGAGCCAAGCGCAATCACAGACGGATCGACCGCTATGACGCGTGCTCCCTCGTAGTAGATCGAATGGCTGACGTCGACTCCCGTTTTGGTGATGCCGGTGCAGCCTTCCGAACAGAATGCGGTATAAGCCGAGGCCTCGAACGTTTTCCATCCCGATTCAACTTTTGTACTCTTTACGGACATCTGCTTCGACTTCTTCAGCGCCTTGATTTCGTCCTCAAGCGCCTGTATGCGTGCGTCCTTTTTCGTTATCTCTTTCGTTAATTCTCTGTTGCGCGATTCAGCCGATTGGATGGCGGCCTGTTCTGGCGTTATCCTTGGCGGTTCTGGCGGCTGATCTGCCGGACAATGGCCGGAGAATAGCTGCGCTGTTATCGTGAAATTCGTTAGGATACCGATGCTTACACCTCCTCGAAGAATTGCGCGGTCCACGGCTCTACATTAACGACTTCCTGGCGCAGGGCTTCCGCTAGATCAGCGATCTCCTTTTGCGCTCCGTTTCCCGGCTTACGTTTCGAATAGAATTCAAGTAACGACCGCAGATTCGCAGTCATTACGAGATTGGTTGCGGCTGATTGCGGGAGGACGGCGCGAGCATCTTCGGCTGGAACACCGGCTTCCCGGAGCTTGTCGTATGTTTGTTGAGCGATCGCCATAGCTTCCGCAAATATTTCCGGTGAAGGGCGATCTTCCATCGGTGCTCCGTATACAAAATCGTACATGTCTACAGTTTTATCTTCGGTTACTGTCGTAGGGACCACGTAATCGAATCCGCCGATCTTATCATCGCTTCCCATCCGCACATAACGTTGAGACTGGACGCTGAAACTAAAGCCGACTCTATGGCGTGTAAGTTGCGCCAATAACGCCCGGCTGACGCCTTCAATCGCAAAGGTGAACGAAAGGTGTTCGAGTGTCGACGTGTGGCCGGAACGTACGATCATTCGGAATAGTCGGTCGGCATCCGTTCCTGTGCCGCCATCTGACGCTTTGGATCCGAAATACTTGGCGCCTTCCTTTGCGACAATTTCGGACGGCTTGTTCGGTGAGTAGCACGTTCTGATTGCGGTTAGGGCGACGACCTGGCCGTCGGTTGGGTGCAGATCGTCCAAGGTGTTCGTAAAATATTCGCCAGATTCATCGTATTTTCTATAATCGAGAGTCTGTTTGAATTCGTCGCTTAATTGCGTATGTGCGATTAGCTGTACGTTCATTTTGGTTTCCGCCATTTATTCGTCCTCCTTCGCTAGACTTTCGAAAACTCTTCGGTATTGGTCGTTAATAGATTTCGTAACTATTTCTCTCGCTTTCTCTTTTGTTGTGATCCGAAAAGTGCAATCGTCTTCTCCGTACATTTCGGAAGTGACAACATAATCGCGAAACAGTTCGTTCATATATTCGAGGTCGCCCGCGCCATAGAATTTTCCGTTCAAGAAACATGCGTATGTTTGCGGCATTATATCAGCTCCTTTCCGATCGGCTCTCCGAAATATTCCGGATGGGGACTTCCGACACCGCTACTCCCAAAGCCGCCCGCTCCCCGATCGCTATCGCCCAACTCAGTCACTTCTGTAAAAGCCGCCTGCTCGACCGGCTTAATTACGGCCTGGGCGATGCGATCACCTTTGCGGATGATGTACGTTCCCGCACCGACAATTTCGTAAGGTATGTCGACCAATGTTCCGCTCACACTTTCCGCATACCCTCGGCAAACATTTATGAGTGTGCCGGCCTCGTTAGTATCGTAAATCCATTGCGCAATATTATCGACAATCACTCCGACTTCTCCCCGATAGCCCGCGTCAACTGTACCGAGCTGAACGCGAAGCTTCGTCTTCAGCGTAATGCCGGAGCGTGGCCGAATCTGCATTTCGTAGCCTTCCGGAATCTCGAACGCTAGCCCCGTTTTGACTAGCGCGGTTTCTCCCGGCTCGATGACGACGTCTTCTGCCGCAACCAGGTCGAAGCAGGCGTCTGAAGCGTGAGCATATTGCGGAATTTGTGCATCGGGTGACAAGCGTTTAATTTTTACGTTCATCCGAAAACCTCCTCGTTAATAGTTGCGTATCTACTTTCGTAAATGGACGCTTACTCGAAGTAGAAATCGTCATCTTGGAGCGCTTCGACCGTAGCTTTTTTTGTAAGAATTTCCCTTTTGACTGAAGAAGTCGTGGGACTTTGTTTTTGTACTTAACCCGTTCATTACAATCGGGTTCGGTGTTTCATCAGCAAAGTACGGATCAAAGCCGATGTTCATCAACGCCTTGTTTCCGTTGTATCGAACGAACTTTTTAACGTCGTGAGTCAGTCCGACCTGATCGTAAATATCCTCGGTGTAGGCGATCTCGTTTTCGTAGAGTTCCGCAAGCAATTCGACGGCGAAGTCGCGTAGTTCGAGTTGTACGTCCGTCTCTTGTCTATTGTAAATTTCCTGTGCGAGTAAGCCGACATAGACGCCGTGGATCGCTTCGTCACGGATAATTAACGAGATAATCTCGCCTGAGCTCGTCAATTTTCCCTGACCGGCAAAATATAACGGATAATAAAAGCCGCTGTAGAAAAGGAAACTTTCGAGGTATACCGACGCAACCATCGCCTTGTATAACGAAATGTCATCGCCTGCCTCAATCGCGTTGTACAGCCCGCCAATAATTTCGGCTTTCCGCTGCAAGTAGCGATTCGTCTTCACCCATTCGAACAGTTCCGTGATTTTCTCCGTTGGCGCAAGCGTCATGAAGATGTTCGAATAGGATTTCGCATGGACTGCGTTTTCCATCATCGCCATAAAATTTAGGACGGCTTTACGTTGGTGGCCGGATACCTGGGCGGCAATTAGCGGCATACCTTCGTTCCCTTGCTCCGTGTCGAGCAGCGTTAGACCCGCGAGCACTTTCATATACGTATCCTGTTCGTTGGCTCCGAGATACTTCCACGTTAGAAGGTCGCCATTCAGCGAAATCTCTTCCGGAAGCCAAAACTGCTTAACGTTCTGTTCGTAAAACATCTGCGTGAATCCGTCGTCGTGTTGCGACCAGTTGGCCGCTGTATATTGCGTCAATTATTCGTCCTCCTTCTTTTTGTTATTTTTCGGATTTACTAGCTGCGTCTGCTTAAATATTCGTTCAATATGTCTTCATATTTATCTCGCATGAACTTAAACCTGTCTTGATGCAAGTTCTCGCTCCACCCGGTTAATTCATCAAGCTCCTTCATTTGCTGAAATCCTTTTTGGATTTCCTCGTAGTAAAATTCAATGTCTCCCACCGCTCGCCAATGCCTCGCTGTTCTGACTTGTTGCCCTGTTTCGGCTGTTTTCATAGCTATATTTAAGGCTTTTGTTTTCTTGTTTTGATTAGAGAGTATGTTCGATGCGATTTTCTTCAAAATGAGATCGCAGTAAACCTTAACGAAATTAGTTGGTTCGCTCACTATCAATACCACCTCCTATCAATCTGATAATTTAAACCACGCATGACAGGCAACCTTCCTGCCCCGTATCTTTAGTCCGCGCATAATACAGCGTCTTGATTCCTTTGTGATGTGCGTAAAGGTCAATTCGATTCAGATCGCGCGTCGTCATCGTATCCTTCAGGAACAGCGTAAATGAAATGCCTTGATCGACATGCTGCTGAATTGTCGCAATCATATCGACGACTTTAAACATATCCATGTCGTACGCTTCCTTATAGAAGAACCAATTCTGCGGCGATAGTCCCGGCATCGGATAATACGTCTTCGAATTGCCGTACGTACGCTCTTCGATTCGCTCCATAATCGGCATGACCGACGCTGTAGCCGACTGCACATACGAAATAGATCCCGTCGGTGCGATCGCTAGTCTATACGAATGATAGAGTCCGTGTTTCCGTACGTTATCCTCCAGCCGAACCCAATCGATGCGTTCCGGAATTTCAACGCCTTCAAACAGCTTCGCGACCTTCTCCGTTTTAGGACGAAAATCTCCCGCGACGTACTTATCGAAGTAGCTGCCGTCCGCATACGTTGATCCTTCGAATCCCTCGAACGTGCTGCCGGTTTCCTTCGCAAGCTCCATCGACCGCACCAGCGACCAATAATTAACGAGCGCAAAGAATACGTTAGCGAAGTCGCGAGCCTCTTCCGATTCATAAGCGATCCTATTCTGCGCAAGATATCCGTGTAGATTCATCGCGCCAAGTCCGATCGAACGCATCTCACGGTTAGCTCTTGCGACGGCTGGCGCGTTCTTGATATTCGTTGATTCTGATACGACCGTCAGCGCATCAACTGCGAGCTTCACCGTTTTCTCGATAGACTTATTCGCCATGACGTTCGCAATGTTGAGCGAGCCGAGATTACACGAAATGTCGAGGCCGATTGCGTCCGGTTCGCCGTAGTCGGTGTATTCGGATACTTGCGATACCTGAAGAATTTCGCTACAGAGATTCGAAAATTTCACTTTCGAAATGTGATTCAGCGCATGAGCTGCGTTGACGTTATCTTCGAACATGATGTACGGATATCCCGATTCGGACCGTAGAATCGCAAGCTTTTCGAGTAGCTGCCGCGGATTAATCTTGTCTTTGCGGACGTTCGGATTCTCGACGAGCTTGTCGTACATTTCTCCGATATCCATTTCGTCAAGATGCTCGCCGTATTCCTTATAGACCGTATGCGGGTAGAAAACGTACGCGTCCCGATCTTCGCGAGCCAGTTCGATGAATTTATCCGGAATAACAACGCCGATCGATAGCGTCTTAACCCTGACGTCTTCATCTGCGCTTATTTTCTTCGTATCCAGGAACGCGTCAATGTCCGCATGAAATACGTTTAGATACGCTGCGCCGGCTCCCTGCCGCTGGCCCATTTGATCGGCATATCGGAACGCGTTATCGAGCAGCTTCATGACGCCGACGACGCCCTTCGTCGAATTCTCGACGCCCTTGATCGACTCACCTTTCGCCCTGATTTTCGATAGAGACAACGAAACGCCGCCGCCAAGCTTCGATAGCTGCATCGCCATGTCTACCGCGCGACTGATATCGTTCAGCGAGTCGCCTACTTCGAGAAGGAAACACGATACTAATTCGCCACGTCGCTTCCTCCCGGCATTCAAGAACGTCGGTGTGGCCGGTTGATATTCCTGCCGGATCATCATTTCCGCAAACTCGGTCGCCTTGGCTGCGTCTCCTTTCGCGAAGAATAGCGCACAGATGGCGATCCGGTCTTCGTACCGTTCAAGGATCTTTTTCTTATCGTTCGTCTTGAGCGCATAGTCGTTGTAAAATTTGAACGCACTCATGAACGAAGGGAATCGGAACTTTTTCGCATAAGCCGCCTTGTAGACCGCTTTGATTTCGTCGAACGTGTACGGCTCGAAGACTTCGCGCTCGTAGTAGTCGTTCTCGATCAGATAGTCGAGCTTTTCGCGCAGATCGTGGAAAAAGACCGTATTCTGATTTACGTAATCTATGAAATAACTGCGGACGGCTTCGGCATCCTTTTCGAATTGAAAGCTGCCGTTCTTCCGTATCATAATTTCGTTGTTAAGTTCGATATACTTCGCATGCTTATTCGTCAATAGCTCTCACCCTTTCCGTAAATATCCGTACATCCTCCGTCGTCCCCGCCAGCTCGAACTTGTGGACGATCGGCACTCCGTACTCTTCCGCAATCAAGTCCGCCGCCTTTGCGAAATTCCCGCCCCAGTTGCGATTGCCTGACGCAGCCACGCCCGCCATTAAATCGCCATTATCCGCGAGGAAGTCCCAAACGGTGCCAGCGACCTGACCGAAGCCGTAAGTTCCCGTTACCAAGACGAACGGCTCCGTTAAAAGCATATCCGCCTTAATTTCGACAGCAGGCAGACCGGTCTTGGCTACGAATCGGCGTACGTTGCCGGCCAGCGAGTAGTAGGCGATTAGCATAACGACGCCACCAACACTCCGATAGGAATTGCGTACATAATTAGGACGATAATTTTCGCGAGTCTTTCCGCTTTTGTTTTCGTTTCCTCTACGAGTGCTAGCAGCGTAAAAAGTAATAGGCACGCTATCGCAACGTATGTCATTCGATCGACTCCTTCCGTTTTAGTTCCGCCTCGATCTCGTCTTTTCGCGCCAGAATCCGGTCACGTTCGATTTCCAACTCGACCCTCTTCCGTTCATGCCGACTGATTGCGTAATCAACATCGGTAAGCTGTTCGTCAAGCCATCGCAAGGACTGTCGCAACTGTGCGGCCGGGACGCCGTAGCATTCGTATGTCATTGCGTTTCCTCCTCTACGTCCTTTTGAACGCGTTTATGTTCGCGGTAAGCAGTGTACAGTCGGTCAGCTAATCCGACGAGTAACGCGGTTACCATGAAAACCACTGCAATTGTAATTCCGACTTTAACGATTGCGCCGACCTCCGGGACCGATAGTAGCGCCGTCACGATGACGTAGCCTGTCAGACATCCTGCAGAAAACAGTCCGAGTAATAAGGTGAGCGCAATCAAGTACGCTAATGCTCCGATAAGCCGCTGCTTAAACATCCGAACCGCCTCCTAATTCATCCTTGTATCGTTCGTGCAATGTGTCTGCTAGTTCCTTAGCGTATACAAGAAACGCATTGACAAAGTCGGCCTCTTCCTGCGTTATTATTTCATCTTCTTTACCTTGCTTGGCTTGAATTTGGCGAGTTAATGCAACCGCCGAATAAATAAAGCTATCAAATATCTCCTGTTTAAGAATCATCATGTTTCTATGCTCTTCCATCGATCACTTCCCTCCGATCGTGTCGAGGATTTCTTTAATCGCGTAGTATTCCGGATTGATTAGCGCCTTGATGCCTTCAGTGATTACATAAATACCAATTCCTCCGGGAAGAATCACTACCAGACCGACAGCAAGCACCACGGGAAACCATTCGTAATCCCAACTACAATGGCTCTTCTCATACGATTTTACAGTCACCTTCGTAATTATGACTCCCGCAATAACTGCGATCATTAGAAAAACGAACCCGATAATCGAATCAGTCACACCGTTAGCAAACGCCTGCTTTACGAGAACTCCGTATACATGCTCGGCCGCGACTCCGAGCTTTGCTGCCAGCTTGTCGATATACTCCATCGCTTTATCCATTCGAATCACTCCTTCGGTTTATCTATTACGCCAACATGAATCAGCCACGCAAGTCCGATCGCAGCCGCATCGCTCTCGTCGAAATTAGCGAACTCGCCGGTATATCCAGTCATACGCCGCACCGCCGCCTCAACTTCGTCCTTTTCTGCGTTGCCTGATCCGGCAACCAACGACTTAACACGCGTTGCTGATATTCCGAGTTGCGGTTGCTTTGCGGTTGGAGTCTTCCAATACTTATCGAACGTTAACCCGAATCGCGACGTTGCTCGTTCGCACGCGTTCCACGCCGCCAGAACCGGATAGTTCGAGGTCGACGTTTTGCCTGCGAAGTCCTCCCGTACCACATAGTCGAATCCATCTCGCGGGTAGTTTTTATCGAGGAACATCAGCGCCCACCCTTCGATAACTTCGGCTCGATGCGCGTGTGACCGGCTAGGGTTTGGCTTGACGTGCGATAGCGCTTTGATCGTTGGCTTTCGGTTGCGTACCTCGATGATCGCCACGCCTGGGCAGGTCATCGACGTGTCGAACGCAAGGCACCGGATAGGCTTGGCGCTACTCATCTGCCCGCACTCTTTCGATAAATTCGAGCGCATCAACGTACTGCCGTTTCGTAGATTCGTATACGTTCGACCTCAATACTCGCGACACTTTTGCGCGAAGCTCCGCCAGTTCTTCGTCCGTCAGCGACTTCGCAATAGCCGTCTTGTATCCGTTAAATGTCCATCCGTTCAGGTCCAACGGTAAGGGCGCTCCTTCTTCGACAGACTTGCGAATTTCTACGAATCTATCGAATAATTCCGTCACGTCTTCTTCCGTAATTTCGATGCCGAACGCCCGCATATCCGGAGACTTTTCGAATTCCCCTTCCGGATACACCCACGACTTTTTAGCCGCGTTCACGTAAAGGATGACGTATAAGTCGACGCCGTACATCGGACCGTAAGCGACACATTGTTTGACGTGCTTTTCTTCCGGTTGTCGCATCGAATGGAGGGACGTCTTTGCGGCGGTCGTTTGCTTCGACTTGATTTCGAGGCCGACTCGCAACACTTCGCCGTCTTCCGTTACATAGCGCATGATGCCGTCGCATGTTCCGTAAAGGTTGAACGAGTATCCGCGATGTGTGACCGGATGATTCATTTTCGCGAAATCCTCGAACATTGGCGTGCCGTCTTCGTTCTTTTCGAAGCTGAACGGACAGGGGCGGCCGGCCTTCTTCTCGAAGTGTTTTTCCATGAAGAGAATGTCGCGCTGGATTACGTCCCCGATCGCCGTACCGATGCGAGTCCATCGCCCTTGATACGGAGGCTTTTTCGTTTCGTCTCTCGGAGATCCGATCGCCTTGTGATAAAGCTCGCGAGGGCAAGCGTTAGCAGATGACGGCGAGAAATACGGCTTCTTCGGAAAGACTTTCGGAGCATTGGCGTACCATTTATGAATCTGCGCGTCCAGGGCGTTATCCCACGTCTCCGGCAGCGAGTGCCATTCGTTTAGATATTCGACCAATTCGTCCGCAATCTGCTGCGCGTATGTGGTCGGTTCTTTTATATGTGCCCGCAGTGAATTTGCGGCTGACCTTCCGTTTAAATTCGTCAATTAATCGTCTCCCTTCGTTTTGAACCATTCATCCACCGAGAAACCGTTTCCCCATCTTCGGCAAATCTCGATATCGGTCTTGTTCGGAATGTTGCCGAAAACGTACGTATTCAGCATGACATCCTCGAAATCTTTAACGTCTTCTCGCGTGATGGTGTCCGGAACTAAAAGCAGCGCTTCATCATGCACCACGCACCATATCCGCCATTCTCCGCGTCCTTCAGCCGTTTTCCTGTCACATAACTCTTGCAGCGCAATCATCGTCGCTTTGGTCTGTATCGCTGCTGACCCCTGAACTCTTGCGTTAGTTGACTGTGTATAAACAGCCGAGTAATGGCCTTTGGCGTTCCGGTCCTTTGCGTCCGGTAACCGTCTCTTACGTTGGCCGCGATCCATCCAAACATATCCGTGCTTCTTAACGAAAGATTGATTCGTTTCGACCCACTTTTTGACGACCGGAAACCTTTCGAAGAAGTTGTCGAGGAACTTCTGCGCTTCTTTCTTCGATATTCCGATAGCGTCCTTGAGCATGTTCGCGCCACCCCCGTAAGCAACCGCAAGCATGATGACCTTCGCCTGTTTCCGGTATACTGATCCATCGCCGCATTCTTCGATCGGCTTATTGAAAACCTCCGAAGCGATTGACGCGTACAAATCGTTACCTTGCAAGTAGTTATCGACTAGCTTCGGATCTTGCGAGAAGTACGCCAGGCATCGGTATTCTTGCTGACTCCAGTCTCCGCCTAATATCGCGTATCCTTTAGGAGCTACGAACATCTTCCGGGCTTCTTTCGGTTGGTTCTGTAGGTTTACGCCTGTTCCACCTGATGAGAACCGACCGGTCTTTGCACCGTTCTGATTGAAATTCGTGTAGAGTTTGCCGGTCCTCTTGTCGATTAATTCCGGCAAAGCGTTGATGTACGTTGAGTACAGTTTGAACTTCTCCTTATACTCGAGCAGCTTCTTAATGATCGGATGTTTGCTCGCAAGAGGTTTTAGGACTTTTTTTGCGTCAGTTGAGTCGAGCTTCTCTCCGGTTGCTTCTTCTAACGCTGGCTTAAGCTGCGCCGGCGAGTTAATGTTGATGTCGCCCAACTCGTCGATAATCTCCGCATACAAACGATCGATCTCCGTTTTGATCTCCTTACCGTATTCCTCCGCGAATTCCAGGTCGATGTCGAATCCGGTTGACTCAAGCTTCTGCACGACGCTGATTAACGGAACCTCGACCGTCTCATAGTAGCGAAGGATATCAGGAAACTTCTTCAGGTGTTCGCGTTGGAAATCGCGAAGCTTTCTCGTCACATCACCGTCTTTTGCCGCATACGCAAGCGCAATCCGAAGATCACTCACTTCGTTAAAGCCGATCTTTCCGAATAAGTCTTCGTATGTGTCAGATTTAATCCGCAGATATTTCGTGACGAGATTTTTCAGCGCAAAGGACGGCTCGTTTTCGTTAAGCAACCGCATCGCTTCCTGTGTGTCCCACGTAAGGCCACGCAATGTAATCCCTTCGCGATCAAGCATGTGAATATCGAACTTTGCGTTATGAGCGAGCTTTCCGATCGACTCATCTTCGTAAAATGGCCGCAGTTTTTCGACGACAAAGCCGTTACCCAATTGCGGATGATCCGTATTATGTTTCGTCGGGATATACGCGTGGATGTCCGCTTTGATAGCCGTTAGCACATGGCCGACAATGCAGTCGTTCCATACGTCTGTACCTGTTGTCTCAACGTCGAATACGATCTCTTCTTCGTCAGCAAGCATCGCGAGGAATTCGTCTAGCCGCGCTTCGTCCGTAATCAGCCAGTAGTTTTCCGGTGTATTCTCGACCATCTTCCGTAAGGTTTCTTCTCGCTGGGATTCTTGAAGCGTCTTCCATAATCGCAGGGCCTCCGCCTTGCTGAACGCCTTCGGGTTTCCGGCCTTGTTCACGCAGTCAGACGGGTTCCTGGCGAGTTTGCCCGCGTCCATTGCCGCCTTGACTTCGTTTAATCGTTGACGGTCTGTTTCCGAAAGCTTGCTTGCGAATATGCGACGCCAGCTCTCCTCGATCGGTTCGGCCGTTTTCGCCTTCTTCTTCCGCTTGGCTGTTTCGGCAACTTTTTCGTTCTTAACTTCGTCATTTTTAGGCGTCAAAGCGCTAAGATTCAACCGTAGATTACCGAGTTCCATTCGCATCCTCCTTCCGCTTACGACGTTATAAATCTTCGCGGCTTACGTACTTCCGCTTGTATTCCGCCTCGTTATCCGCATACCAATCCGACCAGCAAGCGTTGTCACAAAAGTACCGGTCGAAGAGCGAATCGTAGGTTACGGACTGCCCTTCGTTTATTACCCGGTTACATTCGGCGCAGATGGCGGCCACTTACTCGTCGCCCTTTCGATCGAAACGCGCTTCGACTGGCGCTATTAGTTCGATGCTTGACTGATTTTCTGTGCAATTTCCGTGGTTCTGAGTAGCGACTTTTACGCGACCGTCCTCGCCGACAGCCACAACCTCGCAAATTTCCCCATCATATAAATACTGAACAATATCACCGACCTTATACTCGCCAACCTCGCGTCCGATTGCGGCCCATCTCTTACACTCTTTCACTTCGGCCTGCTTTCGTTTAGCTTCGGCAACCTCTTCGTCGGTGGCGCGAACGAGGGACTTTTCGTCTTCCCATCCGGCATACTCCCCGTTGACAAAAGCAAGCTTGAACGGAACCGCCGAATCATCGTCTTCTGTAATTTTGACGATATCCCCTCGGTCACAGCAGCCGTTCCGTGCAGTACCGACCACCTTCGCATAATCACCGACTTTCAGGCGTTCAGGCTTCGGCTCGGCGGCGCTAACTTTACGGTAGACTTCGAATACTTCTCCATGGGTATCAAGATCGTATCCGTCGTCATCTATGATGATCGGATCCCCATAATCATCTACGAACTCAATCTCGTAATACTTCCCTGCGGTTAGATATCTGCTCGGAGCTTCGTCAAACTTAACGAAATCGCCCGCTTTCGCCTCGCTCTTGGCAATCCGTACGTACCCAGCCTCAGGTTCGCCTTTTAGTGCATCAACGTCGGATTTTAATGCCTCTATATCCTTTTCGTTTGTGCTGACGCGATCTTCTATTGACGGCTGGGATGCGGAGACTTTGCGGAACACAGAACCCGCAATAAGCGCATTACCGTGCGCATCCTCTACTTCTGTGTACTTAGGCTTCTTAATTGTTGCTTCTGTACCGTATAAAACCTTTGCTCTTAACACGTCAAATGAGTACCCCTTTCCTTCCTTTTCAACTGCTTTAATAATGTTATTAACACTCTCTGTATAAGCATTGGTGAACTATCAGTGTGGCTTATGGTGTTTATTTCTGGAATGTAATACTACTCGTAGTACGGTTTTGTGTAATCCATTACTACTCTTCCTCCACATGGACAATCTAATTTCATTACATTCCAACCGTCTTTCTTTTCTTTTTGAGGTTCTTTACCGCATTTATTACAATACATCGGAAGCATTAATTTTTTCTTCTTCGTCATCATTTTTCACCTACCAAAGTTAATAAACGAGTTATATCTTCTGGCTTATGACCATCCCACTCTGGACTATTCGGAAATTCCGAAACGTTGAAATAATTCCAATAATCTAAGTGATTGTGATATGTGTAATCACCTTTTACTAAACCTCCTCAATTACAATTGATTTAACGTCTAATCCGTCATATCTCATAGCGTTATATATTCGTTGCCAATGGCTATTTAAGTTAGTCAAACCCTCACAAATTTTTGCTTCTCCTCTATCCGTCATGAAGAATATGACATTTGATTCTCCTCTGCTGGTGCACCAACCATCACTTGGTCGAGGGGTAGGCGTTGTATCTTCATGTTCTCCTGCATAATAAGAACCGTTCACTTTTATTAGATACGATTTCACTAAATCCACCCCTTGCCTACAATGTAACCTAATAAATGTTTCGCCATCATACCGCCTCCGCTTCGTTTTTAACTTCGTAAAGTTCCCGGTTAAGGGACAGCGGCAGTTCTACCCACCGCTTGCTCGCACGATTAGTTGATTTCGCCCAATATTCGCGCTGATTTCCTTCGTTTTCAAACATCCAAACGCGAGGCATTTCGCCCGGATCACCCAATACGCCGATAAAATAATCAACGTCGGACCGATCGTAAGGCTCGCCTTTTCCGTTCGTTGCGTATAGAACGAGTTCATTTTTGCGGTCAGGCCTACGTCGAAACGTTTTGACCTGAACCTTGTATTCGCGACCATTCAGCGGGTCTTCCGCCTTGAAATCGTAAGGCTGCGCGAGTTGGGGGCGCGATACTGCGTACCCATTCGCTAACAGCGCCAACTCTGCGACAACCTCCGAGTATTTTCCGACAACTTCGGTTAGATGCGCCATTCAATCGTCCCCCTTCGTTTTATTAAAACGGTAAAGTTTCTTCGTCGACTTCTTCGTTATCTTTTTCGTTATCCGATCCGGCCCCCAGCGATAATCCGATCAGACTAATATCGAATCCTGCTGCGACTAGGTTTTCGATCTGCGTCTTCTCGTCAGCTTCGAATAGCAGGCCGTCGAACAGTTTTGCGTTGAATTCCTTACCGTCGAATTTAGCGAAGTTTGCGCGCTCCTGTTCGGTGAGATCTTCTTCGAAATCGATCAACGGAGTAAGGGAAACTTTCGTGTCTTTCGACTTACCTGTCGTATTGGTTTTCGTTAACTCAAAGGCGAGCTTTCCGAGTTTTTTTTCGTATTTCTTAATCGTCGCGTAGACGTCTTGAGCTTGATTTCGACTCAAGTCAACGATGATTTCTTTGCCGGACTCTAGATCGATGAATCCCATAGAGTACCGCTCTTTTCCACAGTACTTCCACGCCTCTTCACCATGAGCCTTCGCTTCATCCTCATCACCGGCCTCTTTTGCTTTAAATTGGAGATCGCGGTAGTATTTTTCGGCCAAGTCCCATGGTGTATGATCGCTCACAACGTACCCTTTTTCGTTCCTGGTAGAAGGGTTCCTAGCGACAAACGTATTAACCTTTTTGTAGATGCCGTAGCCGTAGTACTGCATTAAGTCCTCGGCTCCAAGCACACGGACTTTATACGTAGTACCAACACCAAACTTAGCGAAATCGATCTTATTTAAGTTGCCACCTTCACCTCCACCGGCCTGTAATGCTGATAGCGCCGCCGCGCCTTTTTGAAATTGACTCATTCGATTTCCCCCTACGTTTTAATTTTGAGGCTTTTCGCCCTCGCAAAATGCCGGTACCTGCGTCCGAAACGCCGCCAGCGCTAAGCCGTAGCGACGCGACTCCGTTACTTAACGGCCGCCCCGACATTCTCCGAGCGCCGGGCCGCGATGTCCGCCGCCCTCATTCGCCTTCTTCGCGATTAACTTCGTAAATAAGTCTGCAAATACAAAGCGTTGCAATCACCGCAAATATTTCGAATAGCCATGCGTTAGACATAGGCGGCGACTCCTCTCGCTGTACGCGTCAGTTCGCGTCTTATTTCGTGCGATTCCGCCGGTAATTCGTCCATACGCATACGAACCGCATTAATTCGGGCCTGCAACGCCAATTTAGTCGGCAATGACCGGGCGCGCGACAAACGGTCTTCTAAATGTGCGATCTCTTCTTCGAGTTCATCGCGAAACTTATCGATCCTAGCCACCTCTTCCGTAATTTGTTGCGACATTTTCGCAATTTCTTCCGCAATGAAGTTCGTCACCTTACGCCGAATACGATTGATGCAGCCTTTATTCGGTGGGATCACGGTCTTAACAACGTCTGCATCTACCGCAAGCATGAACGTTGCTCCACGATGGGAATAAATCCGAGCATCTTCTCCATTGTCGTCCGGACCGATGCCGCAGTAAATCGCATTAGATAACATCTGAGACGCCCATGCTTCCGGCGTTTGCTTTCCGATCTTAAACCGTTGGGTAATTCGTTTCTTCGCGTGGTGGGATAACGTCGCTTTCATCCGACCCTCACCGCCTGGATCGAAAGTGGACGGTAGTAGTCCGCCGGATCTTCGTCGGCTGGCCATGCGCCTTGATATAAAATTTCGGTTAGTTTGCGCGGATCTAGCGCAGGATACGTATTGGAATCGGTAATTTCGGGGATATTCATAGTACGTTCGCCTCCATATTATTTAGGTAAAACGTACTAGTTCGGAAGGTGTGTTCGCATACTGTTCGCTTGTCTTTTGACAACAGATTGTATATGATGAGGGTGTAGCGATGCCTTCCGGGCTAGTTACGTTTCAGAAAGAAACCTTTATGCTGTTAGTTGGGTTTGGCAGCGTGATCGGAATCGTTGGATGAATCTGCAATGTGATCGAGCATTTCCTCCAAAACGTTGCGCCAACAACGTGGAGATGTCGGTATCATTCGTACATCCGCGAATCCAAGCTTCTATGATAAGTTTTTTTCTTGGGTCGTCCTGCGCCAACAGGGCGACCTTCTCTTTTAATAAAACCTTGCCTACGACGTTCGCCAAAACGTCTTCGGGTTCCCAAACTGTTCCATCCTTGTTTAACTCCTCAATAGCGACGTCGTTCTTTAATTTGCGCTTTTTCCCGCTTAAAAAATCAGTTCTCACATCTCTAATGATTTTTTGGATCAACGCCCTTTTATCACGTCCATTGTTCTCAAAAATCATTAGGGCTTTCCCTATCCGCCAGTAACACTCTTGTTCAAAAGAGGTTAAGTCCGGGATTAAGTGAGCGATTCTTTCTGACTCGCGAGTTACATAAGGCGCTGAACCACTTTTTAAGGCCGCCTTTATTCTATTGAATTGTTTCTCTTTCAATTTAAAATACCTCCTTGTTGCCCTACACTATATAACACGTAGGGACTATCAGTTTTTGCGACAAAACAACAAAAAATTTTTCATCTTTTTGTTGTTTTGTCCTCTATATGAAAATCTTAGCATATTAGTCTTTGTTGATGTTCGAAATTGGGTGAACTCAAAAAAACTATTTTTTACCCAATTTTCTAAGTTTTATATTAAAAAAAGCCACCGTTTGGTGGCGACGGATATACATTATCCTCCTACTTTTATGCCTGCGACTTTTACATCTTCATTGCCCTGTTGTTTATCTGTTGCCGCCGCATTATGAGGCAAAACTGCAAGAATCGCCCCTAAAACTAATCCCATCAATAAAACTTTCTTCATATAAAACCTCTCCTTTTTTTTCGAATTTAAATGATTTGAGTTCTGATGCTTGTCTTTTGTCGATTCCAAGGGAAGGCAATACGTCCGCTATTAGTGATGCGAAGAAAAAGTTCATTTTTTTAAAAAAGTGCCCATACCCTCTATAAATCTTATCTACAGACTGAGCTTTTACGTAATCGAAAAATACGATAAAATCGTCATCACCTCCTAAAAGCATCTGATTACTTAATAAAGATGTATTTGGAATATCCCCACTCCTTTTGAAGTGGAAATAAATCTCCGCGAGTGTTAAATTATGTTCGGCCTCATTAATAATTAGCCTCTCTCCTGTCTTCCTCGCAGCTTCAACACTTTTTCTAAGAAAATATAAACAATGCTCCTCTTGGTTTTCAGCTAAATGGGAGATTCCAAGGTAGTAATAACCATCTGACTCGTGCTTATCATTTAATTGTGTTTTTATCATAACATTTGCATGGTGGCGACAAAGATCAAGTTCATTAAGGTGAAGGTATGCTGGCGCAAGAACTTCAGACAATCGGTAAGCGTAGCACTCTTTAAAGAACATCTTTCTAACGCTCTTCATCCCGGATAACTCACGACTAATTCGTTCAGCCTCCTTGGTAATCTCGAAATAATCTTTCGTATAGTACATAGAGACACACTGATATATTTGCTTCAAGATAGAGATCTCTTTACACCCGGAAGTCTTGAGGTTCTCAATTTTCGAAATCATCTCTTTAAATGATATCTCATCAGTCATGAAATCGAGGATAATAGAATAAGCGTTAATATAAGATTTAAGGTAAGGATCTTTTTTATTTTCGGTAATAAGACGGCTCAACAGATTCGCGTCTCTTTTTATGGCCGAATATTCAAAAGCCTGTTTTATGGATTCCGTTGTATTTAATTGCAAACACCAGTCACGCATTTTTTCGTGATATTCTTCTTTAAAGAAATACCTCGCTAACTTAACAAGCTGTCTAAACCCTATTCTGTCTTCATTTTCTAAATCATATAAACAATCCCGATTAATACCTGTTTCTAAGGAAATACATGGTATACTTAACCCCAGAGACTCTCTTTGATAGGTGAACTCATCTCTTATAGAACGCAACCCCGACACCCCTTTTATGTGATTTACGTTTTGTTATATCTATAGTATACTACAAGTGCACACTTTTGTGTGCGTAAAATTTTAGAAAAAGGAGATTTTTTTATGATTAGTTATGAGCCTCTGAGGTCATACCTAAAAGAACGTGGACAAACAACTGGAATACTAAGGGACAAGGTAATCCATCGCAACTTGGTGACTAAAATTAATGACGATAAGCATGTTAGCTTAGCAACGATTGAAACCATATGTCTTTATTTAGGAGTACCTATTGAGAAGGTCATTAAAATAGTTCCTGATAACGTAGAAAAATAACGATATTTAAGCTATAATTTCCCCGTAAAGCAAAAGCTTTGCGGAGGTGTTTATTACGGTTAAGTATCGTCGAGGTAAATGTTTACTTCGCGACCGACTCCGTGAAGCTGGAATGAACCAGGCGCAGCTCGCCGATAGGGCTGGCGTTGAAGAATCGCACGTATCCGGTTATGTACACGGAACAAAACGGATGAACCTGGATACTGCGAAAACTTTTTCGGTAATTCTAAACTGCCGCATGGACGACCTGTACGAATGGATCGTCGAGGAATAACCGGTAGTCGGTCGCTGACGGGATTAAGTGTCGCCCGTCAACGAAAAACTTACCCGTTTAGGTAACTTCACCCGCCACCTCTTAACGTCCTCTGCACGCTCATACACCGCCTTCAACTCCGCTCTCCCCTTCGCAAGCAAGAATTCATTCGCATCCTTTCCTTCCGTAATATATCCGTGTGCCAGTCCGACTTTCCCGTATAAATAACGTTCGACCTCCGCCCGCAACTTCTCGCCGGCCTTATCGTTATCCGTCACGATGGTTACGTGTTCGATCGGAGACTGGACGATAATGTCCGCCTTCCGTTGGTTAAACGAAGAGCCACCGGTCCCGATCGCCGGCACTCCCGCCGTCATCCACGATTGCGCATCGATCTCCGCCTCGCATAGGACAACGCGCGTCAGCCGCCGATCATACACGACATTCATTCCGTAAACAAGGTCCCGAATAGGCCAGCCGCCTTTGACGTACCAGAACGCCTTGCCCCGCGTTGACCGATTCTTTACGTTAGCGAGCCGGCCGTTTGGAAGCCGCCAGGGCAACGCAACCGCACCGCCAGCCATACCGACGCCCATTAGCCGCTGGACAGCCGGCATGATTCCGCGCTTGTTTAAATAATCGTTAGGCCCCGCAGCCACGTCGTCAAGAATCGATTCCCTCAACGGTTCGCGAGTCTTTGCGAGCTTCAGCTTCGGCAGCCTGAGCGTGAGTTTTCCGTCATCTGATTCCGGCGCATACGCATCGATCAAGTATTCGATCGTCTCCTCTTCGGTTTCTTCGCGCAAGAATGCCAGAAGCTTAACGAACCCGCCCCGCGCATACTCTGCGTCATAATAGCCGCTATCGCCCCAATAACCGGCCTTTGCGGTCGCCGTGTCTTCGAGATAAACGTAAAAGCTAGGCATTCGGTCATAACGGAAAGGACTTGCGGCCAGGAGTCGCTCGTCCGTCCAGGTCGGCCGCGTCCATTCGAACTGTTCGAGCTCATATCGTATGTCGACGTCGACCGGACGGCCGTTTAACGTCAATGTCGGCACTTTAGTCCCACTCCTTTCGCCCTAATTAGGCCGGATTGTTCTATATATTACGCCCTGTTTTCGAAAAATTCCATCGTATTTTGTCGAAAGAATCACGGTAAATGTTGACAATGTTATCCGTTATATTCCAACTCCTTAAAAGTCGAACTGATCCGCTGACCCTTCGGCTCCTCCTAGTTGTTTGATGACGCCAAACTGCGGCAGATAAACGATCTCAGCGCTCTTCCCTTCGCCGCCATCACGGCCTTTGTTCAGACCGATCAGGCCTCGCCCTTCCTCTGCGTTCGTATCCACCGCAATCAATAACGCAGCATCTTCGAGCAACGCCTTCGTTTTCTTGACGTCCTTACGCTGCGGTAGTTTTAATTCAGAGTCAGCGTCTTTCCCTTCACCTTCTTCTGCTTGCGTCAACGCAAAGACAGTCGTTTTTGTTTGGCCGGCCAGACGACGGAGTTTCATCGATGTATTAGCCGCGTCTCCCCCCGCAGTCTTTGACGTGTTCTTTTCGTAATCGAGGTAGTAAAACGGATCGATTAGAACGACGTCAGCTTTCGTTTCGAGTATATCCGCCTTCAGATCGCGGAGTTTCCGGGAGTCGAAGTCCTCGTCGTCTACCGCGCGGACAATGATGTTGCCCGGAATCAATTCGTTCATCTTATCGAGGAACTCCATAAAGCCGGATTCGAATTCGTCGGGTAGCTTTCCCTGGCGAACATCCCGCGAATTAAATCCGGCCTCAATATCGACGCCATCAAGATTCGCTTTTGTCACGCCAATGCTTGCCGAAATGGAAACGTAAAGCCTGACGAGAACCTCGTACCATCCCATTTCCATCGACCAGATTAGAACGTTCGCCCCCTGCATCGCGCAATTAATCGCTTCCTCCAACGCTATGGCCGATTTTCCCCGTCCGGATTTACCATAAATAACGTATACGTTCGACGAAACATAGCCGCCCATCGCCCGGTTTATGAATTCGAATTTGCTGCGCCAGATCCGGAAAGACTCGCCAGCCTTGCGGTTTTCGTATTCGGCTTTAAATTTGTCGATATCTTTTTTGATGTCGGTGCCAACCGAACTACGAACGTTTGTTCTTATTTTAAGACTTTCGACTTTTTCCGTCAACCACGAAAATAATTCTTCCGGATTATCTTGCGCTTGGCTAAACCGTTCCGGAAGCTCCTTTTCCGCAATATCGACGAACTCTCGCAACGCAGCCTGTTTCCGTAGTTTTTCCGCAAGGTAATCGTAATTGGCATCGATATTAAAATCCGGCTGGAAGTCCGGAACCTCATTCGCCACCATCTCGGCCGTTGGCGCCTGGCCCCCGTGTTTCTCCGCGTATTCCGTGATGTATCGGAGTGCTTTGCGTTCGCCTTCCGTTGGTAAGTCCTCGGCGGTAATATTAAAGCGCAGCAGCGCGTTCGGATCGTTCTGCTCGATCACTTTCGATAGCATTAAAACACCGTAGTTCATCCGCGATCCCTCCTCACTCTCTTAACGTAAATGACTCGTACGCCCCTTTTCGCCTGCTCTGCGATTTCAATTCGAATGCGGAAGTAGTCGGCTGCGCTCTCGAACATTCCCGAAATGAAGTCCGCAGCAACTCCGATGTAATAGAACGCCCAATCAAGCGCAGCAAACATCCACTTTAACGGATAGAGTAGGCAGTACATTATCGCTCGACCTCCCGCTTCAATTTCGCCTTAGCTTCGTCCTGCTTCGCCTTGTATTCCTCGTCGCCGTACATCGCTTCCAGACGTTTGTAATCGTTTAACTCGTCGAGCAGCTCATCGATTTTCTTCGTTTTCTTTTTCGCCATTTCACTCCCCGCCTTTTCTAGTCCTTCGCTAATCGCAGACGCCAGTTTAATGCTCGGCAATTCCGGAAGATATTCCGCCCAATGAATCGCCGTTCCCTCCGGCTCCGGATAGTTTTCGTAATCAACTCCGTCAAGATATTCGTCAACAAACTGACTGCGGCAGACTAGGCGGATATAGTTCGCGTCGGCGAAAATCCATTCGCCGTGGATTGCGTCAGTCAGATCGAACTCAACGTAGGCAGAGACGCCGGTATCATCCGTTTTCTTAACGTCTCGGCGCGCTTCTACGAAGAATATGCGATCAGGATATCCGTCTACTGCGACCAGATCTCCGATAGTGATTTCGGCTTTCATGATCGACCACTCCCGTAATAAACGATCGATATTTTTAACCCATGCTCCCTTGCGAGATCGATCATATGCTTAGTTCCTCGGCTCTTCCCGTCCCAAAACGCCACGAGTGCGTCAGCTTCTTTCGCCATCTCCTTATTACGAATATATCCCGCAGCCTTTCCGAATCTATCCCAATCGGCCGGGTGCTCACTTACCCTATATCCGCGTTCGTCAGCGTATCTTTCTCCGAGAGCATCGGCTCCCCTTGCCTTTCCGGAAACGATTATAATTTCTTCGTCCTGTCTATTTCGCAAAACTGAGTCCATCTTTTGGCGCAATAATTCGTAGTTATTGAAATCGCGTCCGCCGGCAATAATCACTTTAATCATCTCCGCAGCCCCCTTTTCGATTCGCCTTCGAATTCAATCACGCGGCATAGGTCACGAATACGGTCCGTCAGACGTTGCTCTCCGAAAACGTCCGGCAGCCGTTCGATCGCAATGTTGCTCGTGTAGACAGTCGGTAACTGATTCGTCACTCTTGCGTTAACTATTGCGTGAAGATAGCCGCGAAATGCCGGCGTACAATCCCGCACCCCTACGTCATCCAGTACTGCAAAGGGAGCCGTCATCGCCAGCGTCATCTTCCGTTTGAATTCCGTCATGCCGTCCTCGTCGTTCGTCATGGTTGCGAGGTTGAATTCCGTCTGCCATTCGTTCACATCGAGGAAATAGGCCGGACGCAGTGACGGCGTTAAACCTCTCCGCAAAGATCCGCTGTAATAGACGCGCAGCCATTCGTTAAGGATTGCCGCCGCTGTCGTCGTCTTTCCGGTGCCAGAGTTCGCGCTGAAGAGATACAACGACTTGATACGGTCAGCCGGTTCGATGTAGCCTTCCGTCTGCTCAAACTGACGCTCGAACGTCTTGACGTAGTTTTCAACCGATTTATATATCGCTGGCTGATCCGCTCTGGCTGGCGAATTGGCAAGCGTTGTCAGTCGATATTCTCGCGGTAAGCCTGCCGCCGCTGACCGCCCGCCGTTTCCTGTCGCGCCGTGTAGTGCGATGAAGTGCGGGCATCGGCGGTTACAGGCGGACGTGCCGGCCGCTTTGCATCCGGTAGCCAGGACGCAGTTTCTTTCGTTAGTCAATGGCGTTCACTCCTTTCGTTAGTTCTCGATTACGTTTACTACGTGGATATTTCCGTTGTGTTTGTCTACGAGGAGATATACGGTGTACTCATCCCCTTTTACGACGTGTAGCATACCTTCGACGAAATCGAGATCAGTCGTTACTCTTGCTGGATCGTATGTCATTCGCCCACCCCCGTCCGGCTGTCGTCGATGATTTTTAAGAACGACTCTTCTCCGTATTCATCAATCCCTTCCGTTACTGTAGGTAAATAGTCGAATAATCCATCCTCATAAAAAACCTTGTCTTCGCTTACATTCACGATTTTCCCGTAATAATCCGCAACCTCATTAATTTCGAAACTACCGACAACATCTCCCACACGAACCTCAGTCGGCTGCGGTGCGTTAAGATATTCGTCAGGTACTTCGAGTCCAAGTGCGCGATGGAGAGCGATGGCTTCTCCGATATGGATGTTAAAGCAGTCGTCCGGCGCACATATTGCCGTTCCATAAAACGCAGTCCTGCTATTCGGTTTCTTTGCGACCGCCTCTACGGTTCGACTTTCACGGTTGATATCGAACGTAATATCGAAAGTCCGCCACAATCTATTATTCGTCCTAAGACGTTCAACGTCCGCCTTCGCTCGCTCAACGATTTCATCCCGGCGTTCTTGTGCGGTCTTTTCAACCGGTGCCTGCGCCATTAATTCACGCCTCGCATCTTCGTATCCTTTTGCGTATGCAGCTAGCCGCAATTCCTCGATCGCATCTCGCGCTGTTTCTACCGCAATGTCATATCGTTGTTCAACGTTTTCCATTTCGCAATCCCTCCGTTTAATAAAAGTCGTCGCCGATTTCCGCCTGCTGCTCCCGCCTTTGTTGCGCCGCTGCTTCGGCCCTGATTTCCGCCACTGCCCGCTGCAAATTCCGTCCCATATACGTCTGCATAAATCCGAAGCTGATACCCGGCCATTCTGCCGTAGGCCTGTATTCCGCAAAGCACAGATCGATGAATCGCTTCGTTATTTCCGGCCCGTATTCGCCTGGCTTCCGTTTCGTTCCGACCCAGCGCCCGAGCATTCCCGCTTCGGCCTTCCATGGTTCGCGAGTAGGCATCGGAACGTAAGGGACGCCGTAAAGCCGCTCATGCTCCGCCTTTAAATACGATTGAAAGTCGCGCACATTCCACTTGGATAACGGTTTATCTGTCGTCGGCATTTTCGTCACCCATTTCGTTAAGAATCGCATAATAATCGTATTCTTGCGCATAGGATTCGTAGAGGTCGATTTTACGACGCAAGTCCGAAATTTCCTTCGCCATGTGATCCTTTTCCGCTAACAACGATTCAATAACGGGTCGGTCGGCAATCGGACACATTCTCGCTATCTCTGACGTAAGCTCCGCAATGTGGTCGAGCAAAGCCGGAATATCTTGCCGGGCGTGCGCGATGAACTCTGCGTCTTCTTTCGTTACTGCCGCCGCAACGCCGTCCCAATGTGTGTTTACCCAATACCGAAGATTTTCGTTTCCCGGCCATTCATGATCATCTGCGCCCCAATATCCCCCCGTTGCCGCTTCTACACGCTGACGGATCGCTTCGATATCGTCTTTTGTCATTACGCATTCACTCCTTCGATTTTGATTCCTAGTTTGTATAATGTTTCGCGAATGGCCGCTTTCCGTTCCTCTGCGCTAGGTGAACCTCCGTGAGATTCGTAAAACTCCCGCACCTTCTCCTCCGGCGTCTTTTCGACTTCATATCCGTTGATTAATGCGGCCGCGAGCGTCATGATGTCGAGATCTTCAAGCTCACCGCCGAGTATTCCATCGCAAGCCGCCATTAGGATGTATTCATCGTAATTCGCTTTGCGCATAAGATCTAACGCTTCCGCCTGCTCCTTCGTAATTACCGGCTTTTTAACTTCGCTCATCTATTCGTCCTCCTTCGCGAGAATATCGTACGCATACAGTTGTATATCGAAACGAACAATGCCGTTGTCGTCCGAATATATCTGCGAACCCTTGACGTTAAATCCTTTTTGCGCAAAGTGATCCCGGAGTATTTTCCGAATCTCGTCGTCAATCATCGTAATTGTAACGTTCATCGTTCGCCCTCCTTTAATTCGCTCATTAGCAGTCCGTGCAATGCGGTGATGGTATGCCGCTGATCAGCCGAAAGATTATCCGGAAGTTTCATCGAAATCACGCCCGGCTCTGAAGGCTGCCACTCTGACCTGACGTAGAGGTCGGCCGTAAGTTCCTCCGCTTCCTCAATCGTGTGTTTCAGCCGCTCGTTTTCCGCAATTAATTTTGCTACAGTACAGCGCAGGCCTGTGATTTCGTCTGTCATTTTAGCGCCTCCTTTGCGTGTAAATTTATTTCGTATAGCTCAGTAATCGGAACTAAATCGACTGGTTCTTCGGGAAGCTCCGACTTCGATTGGATTAACTTCAGCGCCTTCTTCAGCCGCTCGTTTTCCGCAATCAACCCGGCAACGGCACAACGCAGGTCTGCGATTTCTTTAGTTTCCGGAAACAGATCGAACGTCGTCAACTCACGCTCTGATCCGTCTTCCTCCTTGATAAAAACGCCGCCCTCTCCCGGAGCAACCTCCCGCACCTCAATGCCGAGTTCCTTTGCGACCTTGATAATGTGGTCTATATCGAATTTTGGAACGATCATTTTAACGCCTCCACTCATCGTCTTTTTTGATAACCGTCAGACCTTCCTCGCTTCGTTTGGTGTTTTCCTCCGCAATCTCGGCTAATTTCAAACGCTGTTTGTCGGTGAGCTCCGAGATTCGTCTCGTATCCTCCGCCACGTTTTCGCCTCCTCTCCGTCGTTTTAACGTTATCCCTTACGAATACCCTCGACCGTCAGCAAAGCCGCTAATTCCCCGCGAAATTCCCGTATAATTCGTGCGAGCTCTTCCAGCGTCTTGGCGTCCGATAATTTAATCCGCCGATCCATGACGAACATGATTGCGCGGTCAATCGATGAGAAGTACGCGACCTCCCGCCAACGTGCGATTGGTGACGGATCAAGGTCGGGATTTTCGGCAAGCCGCTTCGGCCAGTTCGGCGCTTTCGTTGGATCGGTGAAATAGCGTTCATTGACGATGATATTGCGTTCGTCTGACGTGAGTTTGTAATCGGGGGATAGCGTGATGTTAATCGTCATGAGTTTCGTCATCTCCTTCGTTGATAAATTGATTGAGAAAGTCGCGAATAGGTCGCATCGGAACTTCGCTCAGTCCGAACGCACCACCGAACAGCACCGAGTTTATTTTCTGCCCGTGATTCCGCATTAGCTTTCCGATACCAAACTCCGGACTGCACGGGCATTTCGGGTCACTACAGTACCTAAAGTCGTTAATATATTGCGTAGCGTGTACGATTAGCTCTAAGAAGATAATACGCAGCTCATCCTTATCAGGTCCGTCGTATCCGCACATAAATTCGTTTTGATAAATTTCGATCATACCCTTGAGAATCGTCTTATCGTTCATACTTTCGCAATCCCTTCCGTTTATTAATAAGACCTAGCAATCGTTCGCATACGCTCTCTCTTTGCAGATGTTCCTTTATCGCGATATATCTTTTATTAATAATATCCGCGCGAATGTATATGAGCGCTATTATTTATCTAGTTCTTAATGGCTCTAGTTAAAAGATGGTTCTTGTTAGTGTGTTGTCTAGCCATATATGGCTCAGCCGTGTGTGGTTACTCGTCACGTGGCTCCGGCAACTCCTCCGTGTCCCCGTCAAAAATCGCAAGCTGGCTGATCGGCATGATCGTGTATCGCGTGTTTTCCCATCGCTGCGTTTTCGGGTCTCTCGTCTTCTGCTTTACGACTAGCGGACGCCCTTGCCAACGATAATCACAAAGAGCCTTAATACGTTTGTTTGCGGCCTCTCTCCGTACATTCAGCGCCTTAGCGATCTGATCCTGCGTCGGGTAACATTCCCCTTTTCGTTCATGAACGACGAGAGGACGCATAACGTCTGCCAACGATCGGCTCCGATGTCCGCGATTAGCCCTTTCTTAACAGCATCGACGTACATTTTAACGAAGATGCGTGTTTCGGACTTGCCGGAAGTTAGATTATATTCGGACTGCGATTCGACTGAGACGAGTCGTTGATGTTCGTTTGTCATGATCTCGCCTCATATCTGTCGTAGATTTCATAGGCGATTTCTACTAAGCGCTGACCGTAACCGTCTTTTAAATATGTGCTTAATTTTGAAGGACCTCCCTGTATCCCTTTCGTTGTGCTTCTTTTGACGTTTTTAGGATCTACGCCTGTTTCTTGACGAAGCTTTTCGTACAGCTCGCCCCATACCTTTCTTCTACTAAGACCGAATAAAGTCTCTGCGCGAAACATTACTTGTGAAATCTCTCGATGAAGAGCCTTCCCTGTCAATTTTGACGAACGGCATAGACGAGTATCAGATTGCGGTTTATCTACGGCGTTCTTGACATCGGCCAGCGTGCGTTGTTTCTTTGGTTCCGGCAATGCCGCATTTTCTTCGCCGCCCAACAACTTCTCAGCGAATCGAGGGAACATTGCCTTCGCAACTCCTGCGTATTCAGCTCCGAAAATATAAGCTACTCCGCCGTCTTTTACGTTTTTGATTGTCAACATTTAAATCGCTCCTTTATCCGTTTATAATGATCGGTTCTTTTTCGTCCATAGCACCTTGAATCGATCTCATAAGCGTCTGCATCGCATGAATCGCTTTCCTATATTCTTCTTTGCCTTCGTCAATCATTTCGCTAAACTCCCGAGAGAAATGCGTCAAATGACCGTACTTTTCCACAAACTTACGAACATCTTCGGAAAACTCGTATACGGTATACGTGATCGCGTCTCCGTTAGTCACGCGAGTTGTCCGCCCTTCATACATCGAAATGTCACCGAACAATTCTTTATATCGTTCATTTTCAGCGAGCAGTTCCGGATCGGGCGTTTTAACTTCGACGTATTCCGTCCGAATTTCCGGTTCGGCTTCTTCAGCCCGTTCGAGTTTGTCGCGCAATAGATCCGCCTCCTGCTCCGCTTGCTTAAGCGCTGCCTCTGCCGCCTCTTTCTCCGCCAATAGTTCCCGGTACTCCTTTAGCGTTTTAACTTCGCCATTTAGGACCGCTTGTTTAGCTTGGCGCTTAGGTTCGGTTGACTCTGCGGATGGGCGTGCGATTTCGTACGTTAATGAGACGGGGAGGTCTTCGAGAAGTTTTTGGTCTTCGCAATTTGCGATTAGCTCAAACCTGTTTATAAGCCTGTAGACCAAATCCTTCTTTAGACCAATAGTGGAGCACCATTTATCAAACATGCCGTCATATTGATTACTTCCGGCAAGCCGATCTCTCGCCTCTTTCAACTCCCGTCCTAAATCCGTATACGCTTTTCCGACAATTTCTCGCATTTTATTTTCTTTATTTCTGAGAAATTTCGCTGTATTCTCGTCTAGTTGCTCATAACTGAACGTCTTAACTTCATTTGTCATTCGAAAACCTCCTTACACTTTATAACACGTAGGTAGCATTCGTTTTTGCGACACTCGATTCGAACTTTTTCCTCCTTCATTAACATAACCCCACAAGCGTGCTCTTTTTTGGGACATCAATATCGAAAATTTTTCCGCGTTCAATAATAGATGCGTATGTAAATTCGACTTGGCACCGTTTTTAGACAAAAAAATAACCCCGCCTTAAAAGACGAGGTTAAAACAATTTCTCTACGGGGCTGAATTTCTTGTGGGCGTCCATAACATCACTGCTGAATAAATTAACGTAATTCCGAACCATATCTAGACTCGTGTGCCCCAAAACGGCCTGAAGCGCAAAGACGTCGGCTCCATTTTGGACAGACATTTTCGCAAAGGTGTGCCGGAAGGTGTGGGGTGAGCATCTAACGTTTTTAATATTTGCCTTTCGTCCATACTTTCTTAAACGGTTTTGTACCTGGCGGATTGTCAATGGAGTATTATCTATCGTAACGAACAAAGCCTCGTTCGGTACGTCTCCGCGTATTTGTACGTACTTCCTTAATTGGCGTTTCATCGTCGCTTGTATCGGTACAAGGCGCTCTTTATAGCCCTTCCCATCAATCCTTATTTGCGAATCTTCCCACCGAATATCCTTAACGCAAATATCCGTCAACTCCCGAACCCGTACACCGGTTTCAATAAGTAAGAGCATGATCGTATAATCGCGAAAACCAGTAAACGTCCCTAAGTCCGGCTGTCTCAGTAAGTCCTTTAATTGGTCGCGTGAGAACGTTTCTACAACTTCCTTCTTCTGCTTCAAGAGCGAAAGTTCCCGTACCGGGTTTTCGTAAATTTGGCGATCTTTTTCGAGGAAATTAAAGAACGCCCGAATCGCCCGTAGCCGCGTATTAATCGACGTCTCTTTTCGATTTAACGTTTCCATCATGTAGACAATAACGTTTTCCTTAATAATTTTCAGCGTCATATCGCCGGGCTTTGTCGAAATTCCCTGCCGTTCAAGCATCGTACGAAATGCGAGTAATTCATCGCGATAATACTTAACGGTATGTTTCGATAAATTCTTCAGCTTACATTCTCGTATAAACGAATTAAACGCCGTCTCAAAATCCGTCAATTCAATTTCGGGCTTGTCCGTTGCTTGATCGGTTATTAACTTATTTGACCGTCGTGCCATCGCTACACCTCCGAATTTTATTCGTCGGCGACAAAACAACGGAATCTTACGCATATAACGCAAAAAGAGCGGCCTACAAAACGTAGATCGCCCGTCATATTAGCGTTTATGTCATCGGAATGGTAAACCGCATTTTGAGTCGTGCGCGTCTGCCAATTCCGCCACACCGGCATGTGTGT